GATACATACCTTCGGTATTGAACGGCATGGCCACATTGCCATCGGCATCAATAATAATCACGCCACCGGTACCTCCGGCTTGCTCCAGCACGCCATGAATGACTTCGTCGCCGGCTTCACTGACCGAGAGGCCTTTATATTTAACCCGCGAACAAATATCTGCAGCTACATGAAAGCGAATAAAATACTCACCATGCCCAGTAGCTGATACCGCACAACTGTCGTTATCCGCCCAAGTGCCAGCACCAATAATAGGGGAATCACCTATTCTACCATAACGCTTCGCCGTCATGCCGCCTGTTGACGTACCAGCGCTTAATAAACCGTTTTTATCGACCGCTACAGCGCCAACCGTGCCGTATTTATAATCTAAATCGAGATACTCCCAGGCTTGCTGCTCTGGCTGCTCACTTGCCTTAATTTTTTCTTTGGCTTTTAACAGCTGTTGATAACGACGTTCAGTATTAAAATAGCTGTTATCGACCTGCTCTAAACCTTGTTGTTTGGCAAACTGTTCAGCGCCTTCACCACTGAGCATGACGTGTACGGACTCTTCCATCACCTCACGTGCCAGTTCAATGGGACTTTTCACGGTTTTCACACCAGCCACCGCGCCGGCGTTGCCCTTTTCACCTTCCATTAATGACGCATCCAGCTCATGCTCACCATCCCAGGTATATACGGCTCCTTTGCCGGAGTTAAACAACGGGGACTCTTCCATCACTTGGATAGCCGCAATAACCGCAGTGGTGCTGTCACCACCGTCTTTCAATACTGCCCGGCCCGCTTCCAAAGCTTCGTTGAGTTTGTCTTTGTAAGCTTGCTCTTGTTCATCCGTTAAATTCGCACGCGTGATAGTACCGGCACCACCGTGAATTGCCATTGCGTATTCAACGCCGTGGTCATCCGCCTGCAGCGGCGCTGATCCAATCAGTGCGCCAGCCAGTACCGATAAGAGAAGTGTTTTTTTCATAACTAATATCCCCTGCTTTTTATTGTATTTCGTCTAGTCTTATTAGAGGGGATAAACACGCATTTAGCAATGCGATTGATGGAGGGATTATGCCAACTTATCGTGTTAACTATGAGCACATTGGCTCGAAAGGCGACATTACCGTTGAAGTGCCAACCGAAGCCGCATCAGGCGACCAGCAGCAACTCGAAGATGCCATTGCCCGTCGTGTAGGCGAACGGCTATTGCCACATGCCGAGCTCGCCTTTCGTCACGACGACAACCTAACACTGACAGAAAAATTGAAGAAAGCTTACGACTTAATTATTGAGGGGTATGAGCGGGTATAAAGCGCTGTTTCGATAACCGACGTATAATAAGTGACTGAATTTGGTGCCGAGCTCATGCTATAGTTTTTCTTTTATACAAGCAGCTTAAGCTTAGGTTATGGCACAAAACGAACTAGAGACCTTTTACTGGCACGGTAATGAGTGATATTAGCTAAAGCAAAGTAATAATAGTTATTTTATGGCTAGTTAAGATTTAAAATAGCACGCTGGTAGCAAACAAAAGGCCGCGCTATGACGGCCAATACTCATCCTTTTTGTAGTTAACGTCTAGCAGGTCAGGGTTGCTTAGTAGGGTGTTGCAGGCGCTCCTGTGAGCTTCAATGCACTGCCTGCATGATTCTGTCTCTTCCGGTGTATACACACCCAGCGCAGCGTTGATTTGCCCTACCTCGTTCCAGTGCAGTGCAATGCGTCGTGAACACTCCTGGCGGACCTTCTCTTTAACGGCTTTTAAATCGTGGTTACGCTGGTTATTAACGGACTCTATTTGCTCTGCGTCCATGCCGATTTGCTGCATATAGCTGATGCTAAAGTCGGTGTGTGTCTGCCCTTTAAATATATAAGTATACATGGTTTAACCCTCTCGTTTGAAAGTAACAGAGCCTAAGACTTTGTTTCTGATGCGGTATGAGTCGGCGTATTGTGCGTGGCCTATCCAGCTTACAATGCGTCTCTTTATATAGTCGTGGTCGATGTCTCCGGCGGCGTAAAGGCGTGCCATCTTCTTCATCTTTTTATTCATTCGCTTGACCGAATCTTTGCGTATTCGCTTATGCGTTGGCCATGTTCTATAGCCGAGGAAGTCGAGTGCTCGACCGTTATTTTGGCTGACCGGGAATATCTGCGTTTTATTATTTAAGCGCAGTTTTAAAACATTATTTAAAAACTCAGTAATGGTATTTAAAACGGCTTTTAAATAGCTTTTATCGTGGTGAATAATGACAAAGTCATCCATGTAGCGAATATACCGATGGATGCGTAATTTGTGCTTAACCATGGCGTCCAGTTCGTGTAAATAAACATTAGCCCACAACTGGCTGGTGAGGTTGCCAATGGGTAGCCCTTCCGGCCATGAACCCATGATGTTTTTGCATAGGTTCAGTGTTCGCTGGCAGGCTATTTTGCGGCTTAATATGCTGGTTAAAACCTCTTGGTTAATTGATGCGAAATACTTGCTGACATCGGCTTTAAGGCAGTATGCGGTGCCATGCTGGCGCTGGACTTCGCGCAGCCATTGTTGCGCCTGGGTGCTGCCTTTGTGCATTCCTCTGCCAGGGCGGCAAGCGTAGCTGTGATGAATGAAGCGGCGCTCCCAAATCGGCTCTATCACACTAATAAGCGCGTGTTGAGTTACGCGGTCGCGGAACGGTAATGCGGCCACCAGTCGGTGCTTGGGTTCGTGTACATAGAATTTTCGGTATTGGCCGGTGCTGTAGGTCTCGTTTATCAGGTGCTCCTGAAGGCGGATTAGGTTGCCTTCCAGGTCTCGCTCAAAGCGCAGTACTTCTGTTCGTTCGCGTTTTCCGAGGCGCGCTTTTAAGTATGCGTTATGTAAGTTTTCAAGCGCATAAATGCTCGGATAAAGGTTCTTGTGCGTCTTCACTTCAAATCCTTTTGACTGCTTAGGGCGGCAGCCGAAAGCGCTCGGTGCGCCTACTAGCCTACGGCTGCCTGTATATGTTTCACCGGTTGGGTGAGGACTAAGCGCCCTTTTAATAGATGCGCTGTCAGCGAAGCCGTGGCCGCGCTGCTTCGGGCAATCATTAAGAGCGGGGCGAAACCCGATATTGCTGTTCGTGTTCGAACGCTCGTTGTTCAAGTTGCGAGCGGCGAGGCCGGCATTGGAGCCATTGTTCCAGTTGCCGCCACGATACGGGAGCCGTTGTAGCACTTAGCCCTTTTCCTTCTTAAGCCAGCTTCCGATAAAGCGGCCAATCTCTGCCAAATGACGACTCCAGACCTCGTATTTCTTGAAGGGAAGATGCCCGAGATCTTTGGCTAGTCGTACTAATCGGCGGGTTAATTCAAGCTCTGCGTCAGCGTCCTGTAGTGTTGTTTTCTTGTGGTAGCGCTTTGATACAACAATCATCAGTCGCAGTAGTCGAAACATGCTCTGGCGGATTTCAGCGCTCAACACATGCCGCTCCGATTTCGGAAAGTGAGCGAGCGCTTTATACCCGTATTTTATCATCTCTTCGATGCGTTGAATGACGATTAAATCTTGTTGTACGTGCATTTTAAAACCACTTAAAAGTAATGCTGCGCTATCGCGCAGCTAACAGGAAACCAAGAGCAAGAACTCATGCGACAAAAGCGGGGCGAAACCCGACACCGCTGTGCGTGAACGAACGCACGTAGACCAAGTGGCGAGCGGCGAGGCCGGCATCGGAGCCAACGGTCCAGTAGCCGCCACGAAACGGGAGCCGTTCGCCTCCCGTTCGGGCGTATAGACGGCCTTGCGGGATGATGCCGGCAGGTGAGAATAGCAGGCGTTGCAGTAGCTGTGATTCGGTGTAGCCGGCTTCTTTTGAAAGTGCGCCCCAATCGGTGCTGAGTCCGTCCTCATTCGATACGCCCGGGCTGTTCTTCAGGGTTAGGTTCCCGCTCTCGTTGGACAGGTAATGCCCCTGCGGTACCCAGTTAATTTCATCCTCCTCAAAGTTATTGTCGGTGGTGCAATAGACGCGGCCGTCAACCAGTTTAAGCTGGTCGCTCCATTCCCATATATTGCCTGTCAGGTCAGCAATGCCGAAAGGTGAGTTGTCGTGCCGCCATGCTTCGGGTCCCGAGCCAGTAAGTATTCTGGCTGTGCCTGATGCGTCACCTGCAATGCCACCGTCTTGTCGGCGGCCGAATTCGTGGGTCGCGTCATGCGCGCGCCCGTAGTTTGTATTGCCGCGAGGTTCAAATCCGTTGGCCATGCACCAGAGCGCTATCGCTGCCCACTCGTGCTCTGACATTAAATGCCAGCCCTGGCCGTTCGCCTGGCACCATGATTTCGCCGTGTCAAAGTTAACCGATGTGCGCGGGTTAAGTCCGGGTAATGATACGACCTGGCCGTTGTGATAGTGCGCCTGGAATGCGCCAATGAAAACCTCGGATTTTTCCACTCCGTTGACCATAAATGCGGTCGCTACACCGGTGCCGAACGGGTCGCCCGCAAAACCTAAATCCTCATAGCGGAACTTGTAGATGGGCACCATAATGCTGGGGTCGCCGTTTGCGTTGTAAAGGACCGTGTTCTTGCCCTGGGTTGATAACTCAACTTGCTTGCGCAAAGTGTCAGGGATGAAAGATAAGCCGCCCGGAATTGATATTGACTTGATGACATTGCCGGTAGTGCCCAGGCGCTTATTGAGCTCAGTGGTATCCGGCAGTTCGCTGCCTGATGTGCCAACGTCGCGCGTTGCTGCCCCTTTTAAATAGCCTTTGTTAACCGCGTCGTTGTTGGCGCTTGGTGTGTTTGTTTTTACACGGCCTCCGTCGTCGCGTTTTGCAATTGAATCAGCTGTCGGGTTCACTGACTGGCTACCGAACAGCGCTTCTGATGCTTCAATCAGCTGCTTTGCCTGCTCACTCAGTGCAAGAATTGCGCCGGGGTGCAAAACGCCTTTTGCAACTTTTCCGCTGCCTGAGCCAGCATCCCAGCTCTCGATGGTTTCGATAGTGTTAACACCCGTGTCTGTTGTAAAGGTGCGCTTAACTTCGAGTAGCTGCCCTTCAATATACAGTGATGAGCCGGGCTTCAGGCCTGCGATGTCGTCGCCGGTCTGGACGGTGATTAGTGCGCTACCGTTCGTGACGGTAACGCTGCTTGCTCTCCATAGGATACTCATGCTTCCTCCGTAATGAGCGATAAGCTCTGTGAACCGTTGGGGTAAATCGGTAAGTTGTGCGTAACCTCAAGCCGATAGGTTCGATTCGAGGCCGTTTGTAGATTGTCTGTGTAGGTGAATGAACCGCTAAGTTGCCAGTTCTCGATATGCTCAGGCCCTTCATCTAAACAGTTGTAAGAGCCATTTACGTTTTGAGTGGCCACAAGAATTTCGCCGCCAGCCGTTTCTCTGTAGAGTCGCAGGGTGCCGGATGGATTTGCCGGTGCCGGGTATGGGCAGTTGCCCGCTACTAAACCAGAGCTTCTGGATGCGCTTACTGAGCATTTAATTTCTATTAAACCGCCGTTAGAGCCGAACGGGCCGACTGTTACATCGGTGTTCCCGAGTTGGGTTGATTGCACTGCGTTTCTTAATGTGCCGGCAGTGATTGAGCCGCCAAAGTAGGAGTCACCGGCGTCACTGAAGTACTGAAGTGCGTTTGCTTTTGTGAGTCCGTCAAATTTCACGAGTTTATTCGCTTCATCGTACGTGTAGCTGTTGCGCGGCCCTTTCCACTCCAATAAATTGTTTGGCCCAAAAGGGGTGGCCGTTTGGATGCTCATGTAACTGCTGCCGACCAGCTCTAGCCTGCCTGACTTAATAATTGGCGAGTTTAACTCAGTGCCAGCTATCAGTCGGTCGCCGGCAATCGTTCCGGTTGCAACCATGCTTCCGTTGATTAACAGGGCAGCCTGGTCCCAGCCACTGTTAGAAGCATTTCGTTGGCGCGCAGACGAGTCCGAGCCGTCAGTGAGTGTCTGTACAAAGATATCGCCCGGAATCGGGTTGCGGCCTGTTAGCGCCGTGAAGCGCGACCATCCCTGGCTCCAGTTGATTGTGTCATAGCGGCCGCCGAAGAATCCTGGCCCTGTTGCCCCATCGTTGCCGGCTGGTCCCTGCGGCCCTTGCGGTCCTTGTGGGCCTTCCGGTCCCTGCGGGCCGTCCTGCGGGATGCGGCCAATCAGTGCGCCTAGCGTTGGCTCGTTTCCGTTGACCTCTTCAAAACGCGGGCGGGCGAACTGAGCTTTGTGATTCGGGTTGGTTACGTAGTAACGATAAACCCGCTGACGCTGGGTGTCGCTGCCGGCGTTTTTAAACTCCGTGATGCTCGTGACTTTTTCGCCGGTTTCCGGGTCGTAAATGCCGGACAAGTCAGAGCCGTTACCTGTGTAACTTTGCGGGTGAATGATGCCTATAACCAGGTACCATTTATCCAACTGCGGTAGGTTGCCGCTCCAGTGATATGGGTTGCCGTTACTGGTGCCGTCCAGATTCTTTGTGTTTGACTGTGAGCAGCCCAGGTACAAGCGCTGACTGTTACCGCCGGTCTGTTTCATCCAAACGGTATTGCGGTAGGTCTTATCGGGATCGATATTCACATCGATATTCCAGCCGCCGTCGCCACTATCGTTGCCGTTGGCGGTCGTCCAGATAGCCTCGACCGCGCCCAGCGGGCCGGTTTGATATTCAACCGCGTTTTCATCGTCCGAGCCATTTTTGCTGAACGGGCCTTGCGAGCCTGATGTCCCTGGTGTCCAGTAGGCCGATGGGCGGATTAGGTTGTTGTCTGTGATGCGCTGATAATCTTCCGGTGTGCTGACACGGGTGCCACCGATAACCATGTTGCCGGCAAACGACCAGGTCTTGTCGTCAGTGTCGTAGTACAGCTGAGGGTTGCCGTCCGTGTCTGCGAACTCATAAACATCACCCTGGACGCTGATGGCGTTGGTTACGCCGCCGATGGTGATGCCGGTAATGACAGCGCGGCCATCCTGCACCTGCTCAACACCAACATAGGCGCGGGCCTCGTACTGCTGAAGCTGTTCGTTGTATTGGCTGTTTAGGTACAGCTGCGCTTGAGCAAAGTTTTCAGACGAGCCGACGCGTGAGGACAATATCTGAAGCGCCCGGGCGTAGCCGTTAATGTCTGTTTCAGCTTGCGATAAGCGCGTTGCCTGTGCTTCGATTTGCTCGCCGGCCTGCTGCGTGAAGCTGTTCAGTTGCTCGATGCTTTTCGCCAGCGAGCCTTCGTCTGACACGTCGATTTGGAGCTGGTCTAACGCCATGGCAAAGCGCGCATTTTTGTCGAGCTCGCCGAGACGATACAGTCCGTAATCCAGCGTGTTTCTCAGCTCTTCAATCGTTGCGTCTTCCGCGGCTTCGCGGTTGGTTGATATGCCGAATGCCTGGCTGGTGATGGTGCCGGCCTGCGCGTCGAGCGTTTCTTCAACGCTGGTGAACTTCTGGTCGACTAACCCTTCGCGCTCGCTTAGCTGCTCGTTCAGGCTGCTAACAAAGGATGTAAACGTACCCTCTGCGCCATCGAGAAACAGCGCCGCGTCATTGGCTTTCTCAACGATGCCGTTGTTTTGAATGTCCTGGTAAGTGGCTGTGATGCTAGCATAGCTATCGAGGCCGTTTAATACGCTTTCAACGTTCGAGCGGGTGACAGCATTTTCTTCGTATGTAGTGACCGTTACGCGGTCTTGAATCTGACCTTCGAGCGCGGATATTTGTGAACTGGCTTCAGTGACCTGTGCCTGGATATTGGTTAAATCCTGGAGTGCGGCGTCTGATTTGCCGATGTTCAGAGAGGTTAACTCGAACTCATCAGCGGTTGTTTGGCCAAGCGTTATCCGTAGGCCTTTGATGTTGCCGTGGTAGCTCTCCAGTGCTGTGAAGTCGACAATGCGAATAACATCAGAGCCTGTTGAGGCTATCGGCTCAATAATGCCCTGGTAAGTCTGTGTCGTGTCATCCGTGAATGTTGCCGTGATATTGCCCAGCCAGCCGTCGCCAGCCGTCCGCCGCACCTTCATTCTGATTACCGGAAATTCCGAGCCGTTGTAGCTAAGCGCTTGGTTCTCTATGTCACCCGTCGTTAGCAGGATTTTATTCACGCCAGGCGTGACGGTTCCGGTGACAGCACTCCATCCCTGGGCGCTGTCAAAGAAGTTAAATGCGTGTGCCGGCTCAAGGGCGGATATAGAGTCGGCCACAATGGCGGTTGCTTTTTGCTCAATCACGCCTGGCAGCAATAACAGCTCAGCGTTGAGCGTTTCGACCTGGTCTTCTGCGTAACTGATGCGCTCGACTGCCGCCTCCACTTCACCAGCTACGCCATCAATGCTCAACTGCGCCTGAACAAATCGCTCATCGGTGTAGCTAAACGCCCGGTTAGTGATTTCGCCGGTTTCGTAATTGATGTCAACGGCGGCACCAATCAGCTCCATCGAGTAATCAACGCGACGGCGCATTTCATCGCGGGACGCAGCGGATTGCAGAATGCCCGACAGAATAGCGGCGTCTGACTCTTCCCGGGCAAACAGCTCCGACCCAAAGCGAACCTGCATTTCCTGTGCGTTGGCGTTAACCAGCTGCTGCAAGTCGGCGTAGTCCTCTTCGACGAAGCGCTGGAAGTCGGTTTCAACGGTGCTTAAGCGGCTAGTGTACTGGTCAATAATAGGGTCGACCTGCGATGTATCTTTTGTCGTCTGGACGGTGGCAGAAAGCCAGTCAGAGTTACCCAGCACATTCACTGTGCGCGCAAACACTTCATGCTCTGTGTCCGGTGTCAGCCCGGGAATAACAATGTTGGCTCCACGACCGATGATGTTGTCAGTCGTGCCATAAGCAAATTCGAACATCGTGCCCAACCCGATACCGGCGAGCGTCGGCGCAAGGGTTATTTCCCAGTTGCCGGCAGTAACGCCCAGGCTTGTTGGTGGTGATGGCTCAGTAAGTGTTAAAGAAATCGTAGCGGGTAATGACGTTCGGTCATAACGGTTGCGAGCATATATCTCGATACTGTATTGACCCGCGTCCAGCCCATTAATGTCCTGCTTTAACTGCACGCTGCTGCTAGCAATTACAGGGTATTCAATGATTTCATCGCCGTCTTTTCGCACCAGAACGCGGTATTCAGTCACAGCTCGAGGTATCGGATGAGACCAGGTCACGTACCCCTGACGATGTGTTGATACAGAATCAATCACAAAATCCAGCGACTCAGGCGGCTCCGGACGCGTTAAGTCGGGCAATTCGGTATTCGGTGTTACGTTGCCTTCCGATGGAACTAAGCTGTCGCTATAAAGGTTCGGAGACTCTTCTTCAAGAACCAGCTTCGTCTTCTTCGTTTTAAAATCAAACTGCCAGTCCGAAACGATGAACTCTTTATCTATTCCCTCATTCGGCAAATCAACGCGAACCGTAGTGCCTGCCAACGCCAACAACCCCTTTGACTTACACGGGAACTCCAGTCTCATCCCTGCGCGGTTACGCTCCAGGTGATACTTCATCAAACGCTGCGCCATAGTTGATGAGTTAGTAAAGTTCAGCTGAAGATCATCTTCCAGCTCCATACCGTCACGATCGACATACACGTTGTTCGTCACCACCGGCGCGTCGGTAGGTTGATAGCCACGTTTAGGATCCTGAAATGAAGCCCGGACTGTATTCGTTCTATCTTTCAACTCGCGGTGCGGGGTTATCGTAATTTCACCCGCGGCATCAGTATCCGTTAGGGTTATTTCAGCCATGCCGTGATAACTGGCGGTTTGCAAATACATCTTTCCACCGCGGCGGTAGGGTTTCCCTCCGCATGAACTCATTATCCGCTCGAGTACACGGGAAGGAGCCTGGTCAAATGTCCATGAGCCGTTGCAAGTGTATCGCTTCTCACTTTGTTGCTCGCCCTCAGAATCCGTGTAACTGACAGCTTCATCGCAAATATTGGCCTGCTCCATCACATGAGCAAGGTCGAACTTATTCAGGCCGAGAGGTTTGTACCCGTGAAAACGTTGATAATCCAGTGCGCAAAGAATGGAGTTATCAGACCATTCCCATGTGGTTTCATCATTAGGCCTGTGAGGGCCATCACCGCCAACAGTAGTATCCTTACGTGGGTCATAAACCCGCTTACCTTTGACCTTGAACGTGATGTTCTGTAACCCGGAAGGCATCTCATCCGGATCAATTGGAATAGTAACGACAGCATAAGCAACACCAAAGCCGATATGATCCTCTGTCCACCCATCGGCATACTGTAAAAGTGTTGAGCTCGCAGTGCTTTGGTCGCCGTGGAAAATTTCAACTGTTGTCCCGGTGGGCTTATTCTTACCGTTAATTTCATAAAGTTCAGCGGCTTCAATGTTGTGACCGGCTAGAGTGACGGCGACAACATGCGCTTCTTTATCGCCCATTCGCCGCTTGCCATAGCCAATAATAGAGCCGGATATAACGGATTCGCCATATATTCCACGGCGAGGTTGTAACGGCTCTGTTGTCAGAGTTTGCGCTTCTCTAGCAGACTCGCTCACCCCAGGCATATCGGGTTTTAATGAGTTTTGAAGTGCAACCGTTCCTATGGCAACCGCAATGCCGACTACCACCGAACTAGCCGCAACTCCCGCTGCGATCCCTACAGCAACTGCAGCAATAGCTGGAGGCATTAGCTAAGCCCCCAAGATTGAATAACTGACTTGATTGGCATTCCCTGCAAGCCTTTTTCCGTTAATGCCCAGGGCTTTTGATAAAACACCCCCGCCACCTGTTCACCATCGGACTCAACCACAACAATGGCACCACGTGTGATCTTGTCGTCAGGCTTGCCCAGCCGCTGAGTAAGCAATTCCACCACATTAGCTGCGCCGAGGTTTTTCATAATACGACGCGCACCAATAGCCGTTTTATACCGACCGCGAACGTCCTCCGCGACATCCTTACCACCCATAGCGATAATTGCATCCGCAGCAAACAGGCAACAGTCATTGCTTCCCCATTCGAAGGGTTGTTTGCGTTTCTCTAATAGGAAGTTAGCCAGCTGAGTTGGCCAGTCATTGACTCGTTTCATAGTTCGTTTAAAGTCCTTCTCCGAGGTCCACGTGAGCCACCTCCACCACCGGGTGAGCCAACGTACTGACCAGGGCTGTCACTCTCGATGCCCTTAGCCAGCTTCTCGACTTGATTAAAGAATTTATCGCCGGGGTACTTGGCCTGCTGAGCCTCATCAGTCATGCGGAAATTCTGAACGGGATTACTCCAACGCTCGTACCAATCGGTAAGCTTTAGAGTGATAACAAATGGCCGACCTTTTTTGACAGACACGGCGCCAATGTCTCCATCGAACAGAAGCGCACCTTCTGTGACACGCCGATTCTCATCAAGGCCAACCAGGTGCAATCTAGCAACGCCGTTGGTTGGGTCTTCTTGCACCGTGTCAGCAAAAAGCGTGATGTCGTCTACAACCAAGGAAACGTCAAAGCTGCGGCTACTGCGTCCCCCGCTTTCTTTGAATTGACCTATTTTGGCCATTTCTCCGACACCCTTATAAACCTGTCCCTGATAGGTTCGGTCGCCGACCCCTGTGTGTGCACGAACCCACCCGGAAGGAAACTGCAGCTCACCGAAAATCAGCAGCCGTTTGGGGTCATAACTGGACAACATTTGCTGGATAGACGCATCACTAAACCTCACTGAGCGCCTCCACGAACTCTAACTGGACATTCCGGACACCGGCTTTGCTGCCGGACCAGTCCGGTATCTGGTTGGGATTTGCTAAGCGGAATAAGCCTTTGGGCTCATTACTAACAATGAAGTCGCCATCCTGAGGAATGGTTTTAATTTCCGGTTGGAATGACAAAGTCGCACGGCCAGTACTGTCACTGACAACATCGCTGGTTAACTCATGTAAGCGGTTATTGAGCTGAAACCGGTCGCCGCGCTTGGCAACTATTTGAGAAGCAGCAAAGCCCCGGGCGTTAAGAATGACACCGTATTCATCGACACCATCAACAACAGGTGTTCCGTTCCAGGAGCCTTCGTTAGAGTGTGCAGTATCGTGAATAAACAAAGTGCCGACGTGGCCACGCAAACCAGTGAGAGTCGAACGTAGAAGACGCGCTTCGGCTTTTGTCAGAAATGAAAACCCGAGGCGTGCCTGCCACATATCCCCCGGCTCTTCCCATATTTCTTCTACCTGATTGTACGGGGAACGGATAAGGCGAGTCGCCGGCTGTATTTTAAAGCCGGACCGCGTTCTTGGTATTTCTGGGAAATTTGCGGGCATTCAGCCATTCCGTAATTAAACGACAATGGCTGGATTGTGGGAATTTTAGTGCTGGGTGACTACCCGTGTTTTGTTCCGACTAAGCTGCTTTCTTTAGTTTTGCACAAATACTTTGTATTTGTTCATAAGCGTCAAGCGAATCCTCAGCTAGAGACTTATCAATGCTATCTATATGAAGTTCATAGTCTGCGTTATTTCGGTTATCACGATGCATTTTCAAAATGAACGATAATCGCTTCAATTGCATTTTGTCATGTGGTTCCGGCGAGTGTGCATCCTGAAGGTAAGTTAACAGACATACATGAGATCCCATCCCTACATAATTAGGGATACTCTCAGTTAAAATCGATAAAACCTCATGGTACATTGCATAGTATGATCTGCTAACGCAATTACGAAACCCCATCTCATCATCAGCCTCGAGATTCATTTTTGCTGAATCATAAAACTGCGAGGAGCTAACCGGCATTAGCTATTCCCTCCGGCTCTCCAGTTTCAACTTTCTTTCTTCGAAATTGAGCTACTACAGGAATAGTGTCAAGATTTTGTTCAACTATGCGACCTGCAAGTTCGTAGTTGAGATCAAATATGCTCAATGAGTTCAGAGAGCTTTCGGATACAACATACTCAACAGATAAATGGTCACGCTGTTTTTTATGGGCTATTTCGTTAGAAATTAGTTCAATACCAAATTCATCGATAAGGTTGATAGCAATCTCGCCCACTGCTTTAAGTTGCTCGGGCTTAAGGTCCGAGTTATTTAAAAACTCATCCATACACTTTGCCTCTCTCTCGGCTAGCCGAGTATTCTCATCATTCTTGAGCTTTTTAGCTTTGGTAAGAATTTCAAAAATATGGTTCATATTTTCAACGTCAAGAATGATTGCAGAATGAACTAGTAACTCGTTAAACATCTTATACGAGGTACATCGCTCTGCTAGTTCAAAACCTTTTGAAATAACATCTGAAGTTATTCCAAAAGATTTAAGAGCAACCCAGTAATTTTGGCATATCCCATAACTCTCAGATACAGCTAAAGCTTCTTCAAAAAGTTCAAATGCGACTTCTTTATTTTTGCACACAGCCTCAAGAACAGCCCTAGTTTCTAACCTACTGTCCAAATCAGGAAGGTCATCTATTTCCCTAATCAGCCGCTGCTTAGTAAACTCATCAGGTACGGTTCCTTTCCTATTGTATAGCTCTATTTGTTCAATTATCTTTTTCGAATTGGTTTGAACCTGAGGCAAGTATAAACTCCTTGTTTAAATACTTTACTAACGTATTTGAAGCATGCGCATTATGGACAAGTCAAGAGTGTTTTACCAATATATATACAAAATAATTACTTTATTCACAGTAACACTCTAACTAGACAAGAAATTGTGCATTAACGTTTGTATATTGTGCACTTATGCACAACCCTACCCCGAAGCCTTCAGCCGCTGATAAAGAGGACCGCCATTGCTGAAGTCGTCGTACAGCTCTTGCTTCATCTGTTCGTTCGCACGGTTTAATGCTTCTTCAACTCCCTCTCTATCATCACCGGCACTACCGTTCATTTCGAAGTGGTTCGTTTGTATGATTTCGACTTTCGTCGCCCCTTTGCCACCTATACCCCCGCCTTGGGACCGCTGGTTCCGGACGGCATTGACGACCTTCTCAAAGTTCTCACGTTGCTCAGGGTTGAGAACCATTTCACCACGCTTGAGCAGGTAAGTGCCCTCGTTCCCCATTGGAACCCGATTAAGGCCATCGTGAGCCATGCCGATAATTGAAGGGCCGGACGCTGAAGCCATCATGTTCTCAAGGTTCTTTACGCCTATTGCCGAAGTTGATTTAGCGTCAAATACGAACTCTCGGCCGTGAACAACTCCGGCAACATCATTTTCTCCATAATTACCGGTATATCCGCCTTTCCTAAAACCACCTAACGCTTTAACGGCGAGTATAGCGCCGCCGGCAAGAACAGCTGCCTGACCAAAAGAGCCGATTGAAGCCCATATGGCTGCAGGCGTCCAAGCAGCTGCTACAGTTCCCGCAGCGGCAGTTTGCGTTGCTGTCGTTGTTGCAGTTGCGGCTGTGGAGGCGGCAGTGGTTGCTGATATTGCAGAAATATTTGCCGATGCAGTAGAAGCTGCAGCACTCTTTTCAAGCGAAGCCAGTGCAAGACGCTTTACTCCAATTTCGACAAAAGTCGATATAAAGGTTTTAAGTGTACTTCTAGCAAGGTTTTCCATCACCTCCCCAAAGTCTTTGCCTTCCATTATGGAAGTGGCAACCGCATCACCAATACCAGCTGCGAACCTATCAAACGTTTCTGACCACATAGCGTCAATTTGAGCGGACATTTCCCCATTGATGCGAGCCATTTCACCCATGTGTCGCTGCTGCTCTAGTTCGAGCATTTGATTGATGCGCATGCGCTTTTCTACTATAGATTCTTCCCGGAAGCCGCCCTGGCCGTCTTCCACTTGCATCGTTGGCATCAGACTTGGATCTTTCTTGGCAGATTTTAGAAAGCCCATATTGTCAGCATGCTGATTGACTTCTGACACTCCTGGCATAAGCTGCTGAGTCAGAGAGCCAAGAGAGTTTTGCATATTCTGGCGTTTTCGCTCAGCTTCTAATTCGTCTTCTTTCTTCTGCACCAGTCGATCACGTAGTGCGATTAACTTTTCGAGATTTTCCATCTCGAGGCTATCGAGCGATACGCCCATTTGACGAGCCATGGTTAAGCGCTCGTATGCCGCCTCGCCTTCCTGAAGCTTATAAATCTGGTCAGTCAGAGATAAGGTGACCTTGGCGTATTCCTCGGCCTGTTTTTTTATCGATTCATTCAAGTTATCGACAGATTCGCCCGCATCATCTGACTTCTCTCCTAATTCAGCGAGTTTTGTACCTAGCTTGGCAACGGTATCTTCTGCTACGGCTTGCTCTTTAATTAACCTCTGTAATTGCTTTTCTAAGTTAGCTAGCTCTATATCAGCCATGGCGCCTTCATGGCTTAACTTAAAGCCCCAGTCGTCTAGCTTTTCTTCTAGCTCACTGATTTCGCCTTTAACTCTTCGTATGTCAGCAGGCAGCGCAACAAACGCATTGCGCGTTGCTGACTCATACTTATTCCTTAATTGAGCTTCAGTCAGTCCCTCAAAGCTCTGAGCAAGCCCGTCTACGCTTCCTTTCAGTTTATCGGTAGGAGCAGTGGCTGCCTCAGCTTCGGATGAGAACTCATAAATCGCCATCGCAGCCAATGCCGCAATTCCAACAGGTCCACCCAACATAGCCATCCCGCGAGAAGCGAACCGTGCCGCAGTACCAACAGCTCGCATTCTTGTTGCCGTAATGGCAGCCATACCGTTCATACGGGCGTAACGTGCTGTAACCTGTTGCTGATAGGCCATATGCGCAACGAAAGCCAGGCTAGCACTGCCAACTGAACCCGCTATTCGGGCAGCGAATACGGCAGCGATTGCTTTTCCCACATCGATAATCTGGTCGCCGTTCTCATCAACAAATTCTGTTAGTCCGGCCAGTGCATCGGTTGCTACGTTAATTCCATCGGCAATAGTTTCGCCCAGGCCACCTTTTTCAAGCGTCCGGACCGACTCTATCCATTGGTTATTGAACTTAGCGAGGGCATCGTTAACACCGCCTAGCTGATTCTCTATGTAACCACCAAACTCATTTTGTCCGAGCGCTGTCATGTACTGTTCGATTGCTCGCGCATTGTTTTCAACAAGCTGGGTGGTACCGCGGAAACGAATGGCAATTTTATCGCCTTCTTTCTGCGCCTTGATGCCGAATTCATTCAGACGTTCAAACTGCCCCATAGTGGCATCAGCAACTGCCTCTACGAACTGTTCAAGGCTCTTACCAGTTGCGCCAGCTGTATTCATGTAACTGAGGATCGCATCCTCTGACGGATTCAAGCCAACATTGCGCAACTGGACAAATGCCCGAGTCACTTCCTGTACGTTAGCGCCAATGTCTGAGGCAAACCGGTTAAGCTGATCGAACTTGCGGCTACCCGCTTCCATACCGCCCATGGCCACGGCCAGCTGAGAGGATAACCGCTCTACTTCCTTAGTCGTGTCAAAAATAGCCCGGGCGGTAGTGGCAGCACCATAGGCCCCAGCCAGAGTACCAGCCACGTTAACCGCTGTAGTCTTAAACTTATTCAGCTCAGAACGACCCTCACGAGTCGCGCGCTTTAAGTCGCGGTTGTTACCGGTAAATAGAACGGACAGTCGCATTGGCATGCTATTTCTCCAGTCGGCTATTCAGCTCGCGTGTTGCGCACTTGGTCAAATACCGTAAGTGCTTATATTGCTCTGGGGTATATTCTCTTGCTGACATGTTGGCATCAGCCTGAATGGACGCGATATCGATACCGGTGCAAACACCCTGTACGTATTCAAACTGGTCGTCAATCGCAAGGAACCATTGCAATACCGGCCAGTTTTCCTCAATGACGATACAGTCCTCATTCGGCGTATTAGCCTTTAGGTAGTTCTCGATATCTTCATCAGTCGCACCAAAAGCTCGCATTTCTGCTGTCAGCTCCCGGCGCTCCTGTTCGTTTACGGTGGGACCATGCGCCCAGTAGCGGGCCACCGCTTCTAGTTTTTTGCCGGCGAATACCCAAACATCAGTTCGTTGTATGCGCGTAAAAACGCTGTTCGCACGAACGTGTACTCGCACATCTGTGCCAGGGCTTCTTCTGAAAACGGCACGTCGTTCCCATTTTCGTCCTCAACGCCATCCCAACCGATGACCACGCTTTTCAATAACCCCAGATCATCACTGCGGCCTTCGGTGCGCTCCCGGTATTCATCGTGCTTCATTACTTCAAATGTAGCCGTGAACTCCTGAGGTTTTTTATGTCCTGGCACCAATACGGATACCGTTGCGTCCGACTTGATGGGGTGTTTTGCAATTTTAAACGCCACTGTAGTGCTCCTTACTTACTTTCGATGACCGGGTCATCAATAAAACGAAATGGCATGCTTAGGGTCAGTTTACCTTCGCGGTCGCCGTAGGTTGGTTTGCCTAACTGAATGGCTGTTGAGGTAATCGAAACGATGTTGCCGGCTGTCAGTCCGTGAGTGATTGAAAGCGGTAACTGAGCATTTGACGTCGCAATCGAGAAAGGATCGAAGTCGCTCAAAGCCGGTGCTTCAACCACGATGGTGCCATCTGGTTTCCAGTCGGTAATGTCGATTTCTTCGTCAACTGTGTTTTCCGAGTAACTAACCTCATTGTTCTCTTCGTACTCAAATTCGAACATCGGGTATTCGGTACCATCGAGCATGAAGGTGGTATTCTCATGGCCCACCTTAAGAGGCGTCTGGAAACCAGAGAAGTCCGGTGATACCGGCATGGCCGAATCGACAACACCACCGTACAGGCCGGTTATCTCAAACGTGAAGGTTGGCAGCTCACCCACTTTCAATGATGCACCACTGGTTGCGCGTGCGCCCGTCAGCTTATGAAGCGAGCCATCGTTGTAGTAGTAGAACGTTGCATCCGGCTCTGAGTTATCGTTGATACGGGTATACGTCACTTCCGTTGTACCAACGGTTGCAGTACGCCCTGCGCATTGCAAAATGGCCTGATACTTAACCGGAGTGATCGCATCACCCGAGCCCGCGGCCTCGACACTTCCGCTCAGCTTGACGTGGATGCCCGACATGATCATCGGCTTACTGCCGGATTTACCGTCATCCAGCTCACGCTCAATTTCTTCACCTTCAAGCGGCGTTATTTCAAGACCGGTTGTCTGTATTGCCTGGCCAGTACCACCAGCGTCAATAAAGTCGGTTCCGTAAGCACTCGCTCCGTCGTTGGCTAAGCCAACAATCAGCTTTTTCTTTGATCTGCGGCTCATTTTTCACCACCTTCTTTTTCTTTGGTGTGCTCCACCGACAAACGACTATCGGCCTCTATTTGCGCAAGCTTGGCAGCAGACAGCTGCTTGAATTCGTTCTTGCCTTTTTTGAAGTCAATGCCCGCGCGACGGCATTTACTCTCGGCGGTCACAATGATCATGATTGCCCCTCATACATAGTTTCGGTGATGTACTCTTCCATCCAGAACACGCCACCACGTTTAAATTCCAAAAGGTTGCCTTCAACCAGCGTAATCGGCTCGTAATTCGCATCCGGTGTCCAGCCCATTAACGCGCCCCGTATCTGCTGCTTCATGAATTCCAGGCGCTTAGTAACGCCCTTGCCCATTCGGTCATTAACCGCACGGCAGACAATCAGCACCCCAAAGCGTGGACGCATCAGCTGACTAAAACGTCCTGTTGTGCGTTCATTGGGTTCGGCACCATCGGAAACCGGCACCACAAACGCGGCGTCTTTCTTGACTGTGTTGGCGTCAACAATGGTCTGTGGGTCGATGACCTGGTCAACGCCACTAAACAGCGCTTTACCCTCGAATTGTATTGCTTCAAGTCGTTGTTCAACCTGCTCAAGTAGCATTGCCTTCCGCCCCTAATTCCCGCATATACTGCCCGAATACCCGGACTATTTTGCGCTGCTGTGGCCGCTCAATACCAAGGAACGGACGTGCCTCGATATTCATCTTGCGCTTGTGACTTTTAACGGTCTGATAAACGCCGGTGCTAAGTTTGCGTCCGAACGCCTGGTTAATCAGTCTGGTATGCGTAGGAACAGAAACCACTTTATCGACACCGTCTTGGTGCGCTGGTCCATAATCGACATTGGTTCCTACTTCGGTGCTGTCGCTTGTTGCGCGAACAGTCAGGCTCCCTTGCAACCGGCGTGTATCCCGCAAGGGCTGACCACCACGCTGAACAGCTTTCCATGGATTCCCAAGCGGCGAACGACCGCGGCGAAAGCCCATGTCAAAGTCGCTTTTAAGTGCCATACCGACACGGCGAAAGAATACTTTGCGCTGATCGCTTCCAATCCGGTCAAGAGCCTGCCTGATGCGCAACAGCTCCTGTTCGTTAAATTTGGTCTGAACCTTCATTTAAAAATCATCCAGGCTGTTGCGGGTGAACGTCCGGTCACTGGTTGAGCGTGACGTTGCTGCATGGAATACCTCTTCCGTGTTCTCGATGCCCAGTGACACATCACCCTTCACCAATTTCTTAAGCCAGGCGACAGCATCCTCATAGCGCTTACGCACCTCTTCACTGACAGCGTCATCCCACAAACGAAAGCGAGTAATGTCGCAACAGATGGTTTTTAAATAAGGATTCGGGTCGGAAAGCGGCAGCGTATAAACAGAGCCCAGATAGGTGTCCATCTCAGCCGAAGCGTCATTTAACGCTGATTCAACTTTGCTCTGGTCAACGGCACCGGCATCAGAAGGAGCCAATTGCTCCAGCTCCTCCTGACCAAACCGCATTTGCACATCGGTTACTTGTGCGTACATCGCTATTCGCTCGCCTCAAGCTCTTCAATTGCTTTAACCAGGTCAGCTTTTTTCATGCCGTCGGCACCGTCGATGCCTTTAGCTGCTGCAATGGTCTTAAGCTCATCGATTTTAAGGTCGCTTAGCGAGCGCTGCTTCTGCTCTTGTTGTTTTACAGCGCCCGCCGCGCGTAACTGCTCAGCGATGGTTGAACTCACCGATACTGGTTCACCGGTCACAGGTACCAGCTTGCCGTTAATTCGTGCCGGCATAGCCAGCACGATGTTCTCTTTGCTATCACTCATAGTCATCTCCGGTTAAGTTGAGTGAGGGGCGCTTAAAGCACCCCGTTGAAGTAATAGCCGGCTTCCTTGGCGACTAGGACTTCTTTCACTGACTCACCAACACGCACCCGGACACCGCCACGCAAGCCTATGTCGCTGTCTTCACGGGTCATGGCAACGCGTTCACCGTGCTCTGCTGTCAGCGAGAACGTCACATCATCACGCAGTGCGGCAATGGGGTTGATGTAAAGGAATGACGCACCACCAGACCAAAGGCGTGACAGGCTCATGTCCTGGCCTTTGTTGGCCGTGTTGTAGCGACTCGCACCCACCCAGATGTTTTCAATTTCAAACAGCTGACGGATGAAGTCCCACGGCACCATGCCAACGTCACCGGTTGAGCCGTTAAAGGCTTTTACCAGGCTTGCGTTACGGCGCATTGCGGTGGCTTCTTTCTGACCCAGCACCAACGTGTTAGGACGAACCAGCGGGGTATCCAACGCATCACTGATTTGCTCAATCAGGTTAGAGCCTGCATCGCTCCACTTGTCGGTACCGCTAAGGGTTTCCGTGTGGTTGTAGTTGCTGGCGTTCATCACCATGTCAGCGACACGCTTCTCACGGCTTAGCGCAATCAGCTCCGACAGCTTCATCGTCGCCCGACCCTGCGGGTCAATCGCCGGATTGCTGCGTGCTTCTTCGATGTCCGCATTCGGGATTGGGTCTTCCAAGCCCCAGTCAACGACTGAGTCGGTGTGCTCGGTCGCGCTGAACTCAACTTCGTTCGGGCGAGACTTACGACCAACCAGCGTGCTAGGAATAGTGAATGTGTCCTTAGCTTCGAACTCGGTCCACTTGAAGTTAGTCGCGCCAACAGGTGTGCGAGGTGACACCTGGTCAGCAATGAATTGCGCGTTCTTATAGCCCAGCGCAATTGCCGTTAGGTTGGGCTGTTGTACAAATGGTGTGCTCATGACTTAGCTACCCCTTAACCTTTCTGAATTTCGATGCTGATGATGTCACCAGCGGCGTTAGCAGCCGTTAAAGCACGACCGATGGTTGAGTCAGTGCCGGCAGCGGAAGCAACCGCACGACCTTGCGCGTCAACGGTAACTTCAGCGTTTTTCGCTAAAACAGCACCCGCCTCAACTTCAACGATGCCCGAGAACGTCACATCGATACGCTGACCAATGGCGGTATCTTGTGGCTCTTCGCTAACACCAATTAGTGGATCCGCAACATCCGTTGCGAGCGCGACTTCGTTATCGCCCGCGGCCAGTTTTACAACTCGATTTTTAGGGATGGCCGTGGCGGCGATAAACTGCTTAATCAAACCTGAGTTTTTCATCTGCGTTTACTCCGCTTCTTTGTGTAAATGGTTAACCGCCTCAGCAATAGAGATATTGCGGCCGGCCTTGCGTTGCTCTTCCTGATACTCAACTGCTTTAGCAGCTAAGCTCTGAGCTGTTTGGGGTTGTTCACCACCGTTTTCATCGCCGGAGTGTTCTTTAAAGTCCACTGCGGGCTGACGCTCTTCCAGTGATTTCAGATACTCCGACTGAGCGTCCAGACCTTTCTGGTCGTCAGCTTCGCCAAAGTCGACGGTTTGGTCGCCCAGGCGCTCTGCAAAGGCAAGTACCTTTTCACGCTCTGCCGGGGTTACTTTGCCGTCTTTCACCAATGCATCCACTTTCGCTGTTAACGCTTCTTTGCGGCGTTTGTTTTCAGCTTCAGTAAATGAGGTAACCTTTGATTTCAAAGATTCGTTTTCATCAGCAAGCTTTTGCTTGTCCGACTCCAACTGAGTATTCTGGCTTTCCAGGTCGTTGACCTTGGCCAGTGCTTCATCAAGTTTCATATCGTGCTCCGGGTCAGTTTCGCTTTCGCTAAAATCAGTCACCGGAGAGGCTTCTGCCTTGCGGCGCTCTTCCGCTGACGTTCGTAAATCATCAATGAGGTAATCCGGGAGGGTTTTGTCGGCTTCGTCCTTGCTGAATTTGTCGATGATAAATTCGCGCATAGCTTTGAAGATTTGCGCGATAGACGACATATCCATAGCTGTTCGCCAATCTTCTTCGAACTCGACAACACCTTCTTCCTGTTCGGAGAAGTCAACGGCTGACAGGCCTTTGATTGCCGGCGGTTGGGCACCCAAAAAACCTACGTGGCGTAGATAAAGATTGCCCGGGCTTGGATTGTTTGGTGCATCAGGAAGGTAGAAGCTGGCGCTAACCTTTTTAAAGGAGCCCTTTTTAACCATTTCGGCAAAGTCTTCGTTCACCTGGTCAGGGATAGCATCGAGACTCCCCTCTGAAAACTCCATAGATTTAATCCAGCCATAAGCCGGACCATTATCTTTAGGGTGGCCAATTACAATCGGTGCTTCGTGAACGGACGGACTGTAGGACTCAGCAGAGCCTTGAAGCTTATCTTCAGAGAAGTCCAGGGTCGCGCCATTTGAGCTGGTGTGCGTCCCGGTTTTAAAAATATTGATTCGTTTCATACACGGCAATCCTCTATGACTGCCGTGATTGTCAACCTATGGGGGTTAGGTGACTACCCGTGTTTTATTCCCCACAAAAAAACTTATAACTACTAACTACTAAGAGAACCGGAACAGGAAAAACGTCTACTAGGATATATATAAAGTTCTTTAAGGACGATTTTCGCCTAAAGTTTGCCTCTACTTGATCAATTTTATCTAAGCAGTCCCTTAGCTGTTTAGAGTCTTCATTAAAGTTTTGAATGTCTTTTAAACCATCGAACTTTTTTTGGGTCTTTTTCAACTCTTCTGATAATGAGGTAACAAAGCAACCTATCTCTTTACTTTCGTACGAAACGATGTCATGAAACAAACTAAGCGCCCAATGCAATGCATAGTAACAAGTAGCAACATAGAGTATTAGCGCTAAATTATCGGTGCTGAGTGCTGGCTTAAACTTTAAGATGATTAACTGTTCGACTGTTGCATCAACACGTAAAGTAAGGAGCAGAACAGCGCCCCAAAGCAGTGATTTAGCAGCTAGCTGGTCCGTTTTATCTCCACTCATTTTTTCATACCGGAGCCATTCAGTTCGCTTCCTACCCAGCGTTACTAATTGTTTCAACCACTCCATAATATTAAATATCCCTAAACAAAAGTCGGATCCACTCCCTGTGGGTGGGCTATTTCGCGCCCATCCGCAGCCGTATGTACTTGCCAGTTTACTGATGGCGGCTGTGATACTTGTAAGCCGTAATCCTGCAAGTCCTGCCAGCTTAGCTGAATGACGCCACAGCGGCAATTGTAGCCATTGGGCGGATAGTGAGTTTCCCAGAATGAATGATCGGCAGGTAACACGACACCATCCCATTGCGCATGCTCAGGACGAACACGAGAGTCATCAACAGCGTCGTACATCAGGTACGGCATCGTGCTGATGTTTTCTTCAATCGATTCCCACTGGCCTTTTGCGTAGGCGCTTTGTAGGTTCGTTCGGAATATTGTCTCAAGACGGCTGGCACTGCCTAAGCGAGCTTCGATAACCTGACCGCTGTATGGATCTAATACGTCTCGTTTGCCCCACCAGCCTGCGCGCTGGAGTGCTGGGGCAATCTTGTCAGCAAAGTCTTTGAAGGTTTCGCCTGAATCGATGACCTTATTCAGCTCTTTTTTAACAAACTCCAGCAGGTCACCGTTCATTAGCTTGGCAACGGTAAATGCAACGTCATGCTCGTTGCGTACCATTTCATCCCAACGGAATGAACGAGACAGCCCCTTCTGCAGGAAGAACTCAAAGGCTTCTTCCGCTGTTAGCTCGAACTGGGCCGCTGCCTCGTAATAATTGACGATACCATTAATCTTCATAGCTTACCCGGCGTTCTTGGTATAGCCACGCATACGCGCCATGATATTGGCATTTCGCACCCGTTCAACGACCTCGTTATCCGGGTCCTGCTCTGCTAACTCATCCAGACGTTTGACAAACTCTTCCTCACTTCCGGCTGTTTGTGCGAACTCAATGATTTTGCGCACAAGCGGTCCAACAGCTTGCTCCGGATTGCTAGCAAGGTATTCACCGGCGTCAACGATATCCCGCTGGTCACGGCGGTGCTGAACACGCTTCTGGGTAAGGGGTGATACTTCCGCGAACTCGGCACCCATCGGCTCCACCTGGTTACCAAATGGCATTGGCGGCGGTGTCGTTCGCTTGCGCCAACCTGGGCCATAGGTTTCCTTAACGTATTCCTCAGTTGGCTCATATCCCAGTTGCATGATTTTACTATCTCGCTCTGCAATCTGAGCCAGGTCTTCTTCCGGCTCAGTCTTACGCCATACTTTAGGCGGTTGTGCGTTAGCGAAGTTAAGCGCAATCAGGGGTTCGATAACCTGTTTATTGAAGCTGTCGCATATCATGTCCGCATCGGCTTTTACGATGTCGTCTTTCACACCTTTATGAACTTGCGCCTGAGACAGGCTAGAGCCATCATCCGTCGTCATTGTTTGCGACAGGATGATTTTAGAAATAGCTCTGTCCATAGCGCCCTGTAATTGCGAATAATCGGCGGTACCACTGCGGGACGCCTCAACCAGCTCAATAACCATATCCTCCGGTACTACCACCCCGCTATCCGCCTGAATGGCATCCAGCACAGCCAATGCCTGGTCACGCTGTTTACGGTCTTTTATTTGCGAACTGGGGAGCTTAGCCGTGGCAGTCGGCATGCCGAATTTCTCGAGGAATATGAGCCAGAACTTAATGCCGTTGCGTTTGAAGAATACCGGCCAGTACAGCGAGTGCGCCAATCCCTCCCCATAGGGGTTATCATCATGGTCTGCACCGTGACTGAATACCCAGAATTTGTTAGCCGGCATCGGAAAGGTCTTACTGTCTTTCTTCAGCAGCAGATCATTGGTAGCACTAAAGGCAAAACGCCCGCGGTCACGAACCTTAACCTGGTCTAATATAATGCGACTTTCTGCCTGGGCGAACATCAACTCCGCTACACTCCAACCGAAATGAATGGCGTACAGCATTTTATCGGTCAACTGGTCGAAACCAATATGGCCCAACATATCCTCAACGAACAAGGCTGCCTCTTTATCCGGTGCGCTCTCACTTGCTGGCGTGACCTGATATTCAGACTGGGTTACTGCGGTACGGCGTTGCTGGAAACAACTTTTAACCTGGTCATCTCGTAGCAGGTCCTTATAAATATTCAGCTGACCATTGCCCTTGCTCTTCAATATCGAGTCAGGATTGTCGATCATGATCTCTATCAGCGCCTTGGCCATCTGTTTGCCATGGTCGACCTTTGATAACTCAGTAAACTTCGGCTTTTTCGTATCAGCCATTATGTAAATCCTCCAAAACGGCCACGGCCACTACCGGAGCTCATATCACCTAAACCTAAATCACCGGCATTGCTGGTATCTCTGCGCCCAGTGCTTGCCGAAACGACATCAATCGTGCGATTGCTTGCCCATTCCAAATACTGCGTCGTGCTGTCCACCTGGTCGTCATGTGTCGCCAATGGAAAGCCAAACAACTCGGACTCATAATCAATGAGCCACGGCTCATGCTCTGGCAACCAAACACGGCCAGCTTCAAACTGCGAGCTGACTCGTATTGCCCGGTTCAGCTTGCTACCCTCTGGTTCTATCGCTATCACCGGCATCACTATCTTGTTCGGGTACTGCGATAGCGTTACCCCCTGCCTCAACTCCTGTATGAGCGACTGCCCGGACGCTTTATCCTCAATCAGTACCGCATCGGCTCGCCAGTTCATGTAGTAATTGGCCACGATGCGTTTTAATTCCGGATATTCGACCCGGTCACGCCACACATGCAGCAGGTAATGCCCTTGCTCAACCTCGCCCCATATACTCAACACACTCGGGTCATTGTGCTGCTCTGGCTTGTATGCGGTATCAAGCGACATAACCAGACGCATGAATTCAGCCGGGCGTGTATTATACCGCTTAGGCCAGATGCGCTTGATGATGGACCCTTCGAGCGGCTTCGGCCTCTGCTGATACAGCGATTCCCAGTTGCGGCTACCCTGGGATAGCTTTTCCTGCGCCCAATGCTCAGGTGAGAACCAATCGGTCCATAACCACTCACCAATCTCACGTCCTAACGGATCGTCCTCACGCTCGCATTGCGCCTGCAGACAAACGACGTACCATTCCTCACCGTCCTTAGCTGTGACATAGCCGCTTTCACCATCCCAGTCATCAGGGAGTATTCGACCGGCTAAATCATCCTCATGCCAGCGCGTTTGTATCAGCAGGATCCAACCGTTAGGCTTTAGGCGTGTTCGAAGGTCTGAGGTATACGCTTCCCACGTCTTCTCTCGGATGGTCTGGCTGTCTGCCTGTTCACGCCCTTTCACCGGGTCATCAATTACCAGACCATCAGCACGGTTACCGGTAATGCCTGACAGGATACCGCCGCACATGTAGCTCGACTGATTGCGCAACGACCAGAACTCCAGCGCCCGGTTATCTGGTACCAGCTCGGTATTGAATACCTCACTGAACTTCGGGCTCTTCACAACCTGCCGCACCTTACGCGAGAACTTCAGCGACAAACTCGACCCGTAACTGGTGCTGATAACCGACTTGCCCGGGTTGCGTCCCATGTACCAGGTCGGGAAAACCACCGTGCCGTAAGTCGACTTAGCAGAGCCCGGCGGCATCATCACAATGACCCGTTTCTTACGGCCTGCTTCGAGGTCCATCATCGTGTTGTTAATGAGCTCGTGATGCTCTGCCGGCGTCACGCTATCGGGATAAAACTCGTCACAATCTTCATCGTCGTTAAGCGGTGCCCCTGGGACATCGATATAACGACAGTAAGCATTGAGGTCGTTACGCGCTCTCAATGCTAATTTGCGCTCAAGTAGCGCTAATAATTCCTGCTTGGCAGCCAGCGACATTACCCCAACTTAGCCAGTAACTCATGGATCCGTGCGTCTATTTCATCAGGAGCGATTTGCTTATACGGCTCATCACCATCAGGGTTAGTCGGTGCCAGTTTGGTCGGCGCATCAAGACCGAGTAACTTGCTGCGACGCTCAATGATATTGAGCATCACAGTCATGTAGCGTGGGTCACCTGTCTGTGGCGGTAAATCCGACTTTTTGCTTTTCTTAGCCTCCGGACTGCCACACGAGCGTTCCCACTCTCTCCAGAGAGACGCTTCCATCAGATCCAGTCGTGCCAGTTGCTCTTCACGATGAGCATCAAAGTCACGCACGGAGCTTTGGCGCCAGCGCTTACGAACTTCCCGTAAGTCATACTTAACCTGGTTCATCGAGAGTCCGCGCGTATCAGCGATTTCAAACATCTTGAAACCCTTGAGGTACATCTCAGCAATACTTGCCTGGTCTCGCATTACCTGGTCGGGTGTTCGCTTTGTCGCTGCCATCGTTCGATTACCTCACTACTTCTGGGCGCGTTGCTTCATAAACTGGGTCATAAATGGCATAACGTTCTTCACTGCGCGTTCACCAAACAGGAACCCAAGCACCAGTATGTTGATGACCCAGAGTGCCGATTCCTGCTGCTCGCTTAAGCCTGACCAGTTACCGTTGAACCACTGAATATCCATGTACATGACAAGCCCGCCCCATACCGGACGCTGACAGCCACGCAGGAATACGACAATGCGACCCGGCCAGCCGAACTGAGTTAGGTCCTTGGCCGTACCCTCAAGGTCACGGATGCGGCCATTGAATTCTTCATCCTGCTCAGCCGCCAAAGTGAGCAATTCAACTTCTCGCTTATGTGATTGGTCTTTAATGGCTATCTCGAGCTTTGCCTTTTGCTCGGGTGTCATGTCCGGCGGGAAATAGGCCTGAATGCCATCGACAATCTTTTCACCCAGTCCACCGGTAAAGAAATTCGTTACTTTGCTTAAGAAGCTCATACGCTCACCAATTCGAAATGCGGTCCATCGATAAAGTCGTGGTCGCTGGAGTCGCCGTCACGGTCCCAGTCGCCACCCCAAAGTAACTCAACACCCAACTCATCAGCTGCCTGAAGCATGGCATCAGCCACACGTCGAAACTCGCTTAAATCGTTCCAGGGGATTTCACCATTCACCCAGGGCCAGAGGTCAACCGCGTGACTCATGCCGTCCTCCTGTGGCAGGTGCTTACTGCTCATGGTTTTCGATACGCCCTTGCGCACGTTCTCGCGCTGCTCTTCGATGCTACGGATACCGGCACCCACAATAAAATCAATAGGCGTAAGCTGAATGGCGCGAGCCACCACAATGCAGAGTTGCGGGTGGCACTGTTTGAGTCGCGAAAGACTTGTATTACTTAACTGAAAGGCCATTATTCCACCTCCTTGCCGCGGTAAATTTGTCCGGTCAGCTGGCCATTGAGACCAATCAACGTGCGTTCGGCATCGTAGAAAGCGGTTTTAAGCGCGCCCAGCACGGTCGACAGCATGGCGCTGGTCTTGTACCGGTGGTCGGTGGCTATCTGGCTTTCTTCGAGCGTACCAATGGTGTGGGTGATAAACCCCAGCGCGGGTACATTCCAGGAGCGGAAGCGTTCAATCACAACCTCAGGAATGCCCTGGTCGCGGAATTTGTGTTCGTAGTCGGCAACGGCTTTACTGAGCGTATCGGTGGCTTTACGTTGCCAGTCAGCGTTACTGTCCGCATCGGATAGGTCTTTCAGGTTGGCCAGCAGGTGCTCGGTCATGGTACTGATGAGAATTTTTAGCATGTCGCGATACATCTCACTGCGAATGGGATACTTGGACGGGAACCGTATTCGGTCAATACCCAGGCGATTCCAGTAGTTGCAGACCAGGAACAACCGGTGTTCATCCAGAGAGCCGCCATTCTCAACGTACGGTAGTTCGGAAGCGTCGGAGGCTTCTTTGGGCGGGTAGCGACTGTCCAGTATGCGACTAGCGACCTTACCCACGATGGTGACTAGCGCGACGGCACCGGCGGCCAGCCACCCGTATTGCTCGCCGACTTTTAACAACACTTCCGTTTCAAACATCGTAACCGTGCCTCTCGCGTAATATTTTCTTGATATGCTTTGCGTGTAGGCGGTACTTTGCAGCCAGCTCGGGAATTGTTCTACCCGTGTTTTGTTCCTTCTCGATGGATTCGTTGCGCCTCATGCGCCAGAGGATGGTCGGTACATAGACATCCAGCCCACCACATTCGGCACTGAGTTTTTCAGCGGCCTTGAGGCCTATGGCCGCAATCACTTCAGGTTTCGGCTCAACGTGAACGTGAATGTACGACCCGCCGAACTTCGCCTCCAGTTTCAGTAGCGCAACCTCTCCAATGATTTCGATTAAGTCCTGCTCCCACACGCTGTTTGTTTTCGTTGTTGTCACGGGTGTCTCTCCTTCGCTGGTCAGTGATATGGCTCAATGATAACCAGGGCGTTACCGCCCTTGGTCACGGTGCCGAACTCAACAGTCAGGCGCTTAATTAGGCTGTCGTCAGTTATGACGTTGGCGTGAGTCAACGCATCCAGCAGCGCTTTGTTGTAGTTATCGATATCGCGCCGGTGGTTGCTCGGTGGGTTCAGGGTAATGTTGACTGCCAGAGGTTGACTGAGTCCTTTACAGGCTCGTTGCACCCGGCACTGCCAAATTGCCTCTTCACGATAGGCTCGGCCTTTCTTGCTGATGAGCGTCCGGGGCCTTCCACGCCAGACGATGTTGCGCCAATAGGTATTGACGCTTGGTGGAAATCCGAGAGTGAGTTTAAGCGGCGTCATCAGGCGTATTCTCATTCTGAATGCGCAGGTAGATTTCTTCCCGAAAGACTTTTACATCAGCGGGCGCATTAACGCCAAGCTTCACCTGGTTGTCTTTCACGGCCAGCACGGTGACAGTGATGTCATCACCGATGTTGATGGTTTCTCCGGGCTTTCTGGTCAGTAATAACATATTGCTTGTCCTTGTCTGTTTGAGAGAAATTGGCGGCGTTTCCAGCCACTGGCGCCGCCTTTCCAGCTATCGTTCCTACTCACATGCTTGGCTGTTACACGTTACTCACGGTTGTTCCGCGTCAGTTGCTCACGTAGTGCGTGTGAGCTGCTACCTGCCATCCACGGCCGTATAGCGCGACGTGTCACGCGCCCCTTCCTGTTTAAACGGGTTAATGCCAAAGCGCTTCTTCAGAAAGCTCCTGGCTTGAGAAATGTCGAGTTGCTTACCCAACTGCTCGATGCGGCTACGCTCTTCAGCCTGCCGGGGTAAGCGCTTCTCGTGCGTACCCAATTGGCCATTACGAGCCAGTTCAAGTAGTCGCTTGTATTCGGTCTCACAGCGCTTTTTGAATTGGTTCACGCTCATCTGGTAAAACTCGAAGCCGATACGCTCGCTCAAGCATCGGGCCACCTCATGACTGAACGGATACTTTTCAAAACGCCAGCGCCCTTTCGCTTCTTTGACCTCATGCATACAGTCATCCAGAGTCGGAATGCCTAACTCCTCAGCTGACGGTTTGCACATCTCGACAAACTCCGCTGGCGAGGGTGTAAACCGACTTGGTGCGTTACCGGCTTTCAGGTTTTCAATACCGCGACTGAGCCCCTTGCGGCCGATCTCGTTTTTGATCAGCTGCTCTGCGTACACACGCATGATGGCGTCTGAGTGCTCACCATAGCGCGAGGCAAAGTCGGGACAGCAGAGACCCAGCACTGGCACCAGCTCAGAATTGAGTATCGTCATCAGATTCATCTGCCTGGTCGTAATATCCGCTTTGGGCGAGTTGCTGTGAATGCTGCTTTGCTTCTCGCAAAAGCTTCGCTGTTGGGTTTTCCGGACGCTGGTTGCCGCCAGTTCCGAAATGGGTCTTGGTTTGTTGTTTGGTTGCATAGACTTTCTCCCGTGCTATCCAGGCACGCCATTCGGCCAGCCAATCGTGGTGGTTTCTGGCAGTGCTGTGATGTTTTGCGTGGAATCGGAAATGCTCGAAGTGCGCTTCGATTTCTTCCGCAGTGGTTTGAGCCGGGCCATGGAGTTTGGCCAGTTGTAAAAATTCAGAGGTGAACTGTAAGTCTGACCCCGTCGTCGCGCCCGCGCGCGCTAGAGAGAGATCTTTTATATCGGAAGTAACGGAGGTGTGGCGGTCATCCCGTGGCGCACCCTTGGCGCTCATCGTGGCGGCGTTAGGCTGTTCAGCCCTTGTATTTGCTGGGTTTTGCTGTGGCGCAGATAGTGGCGCTCCTCTCATGGCGCTCCCTTGGCGCTCCTCATTTGGATAGAGTGATTCTGATGAGGCAAAAACGAGTCGGAAAACCATGTTTTCGATGAGGTGGTTATTGTGCTGGCGCTCTATCCAGCCATACTTCTCCAGCTTTCGTAGCAAACGCTTAATCTGGTCGTTCGTCGGCGAGTATGGTTTCTCACGACTACCACGCTCCGGATTAAACTCCAGGTGCTCACGTATCGCCTGATACGATATCCTGCGCTTAACCCCGACGATGGCTGTGTCGTAATCCATGTGCCAACGCAGATATAAATACAAGGACCGTTCGCGGTCACTGATATGGCTATCAGCAAACAACGCTTGGTATTCCTTGCGATTCATAACCGTTTCCTACGCTCAAACGCATCTATCTGCCGGATTAGGCACATGGCCGTACTGACGACATCCATCAGCTCTGTGCGTGTTTCATGTGCCTGCTCCAACTCCGACTCACTCAGCTCATTGTCGGCCAGCACTTCACTGAGCTTCTGAATGGCTTCACCGGTTTCTTTTACGAAGCTACCCAGGTCAGCCAAGCGGTTTGTCTCCGTTGGTTTCTCCATCGGGATGAAGCCGTATCGCTCACATAGCACCCGGGCGCAGATAGAGCGCTCTGGCTCCGGCAGTGCTTTAACCAGTGCTTCTTCGAGTTCGGACGGGATAAACAGAGGATGCTCACCATGCGGCGTATGAACGATACGCTGAATGCGCTTGTGTGCCGCCTGTAAGCCCTTCACCGAATCGATATCAAACGGCTTTAATTCCCGGTTACGGTCCCACACACTGCCGTAGTAATTCAGCACCACGCTTTCAACGTACTGCTTGAACAACAGACCTCGCCGGTTAATGGCCGCGCTGACGTAATAACGAATGACCTGAGGCCTGCTCAGCCCATGCTCGTGAATTTGTACCTGATCGGACGTGCGACTTGTTCGTGACACTTTGTAGACTCCCTGTATACGTAGTTGCTTATTAATCGAGTTGCCGCTCGATGACAGATCTAAAATATAGTTTTCTATTTTTAAGATCAACACAGGAATACAAATATATTTTTTATTTGTTTTAGATTAGGTGTATGTCAACAGTGAAATAGAAATCTATGATAAAAGATAGAATTAGAGAAAAGCGCAAGGCTCTGGGCTTAAAGCAAAAGGAACTCGCCAAACTAATAGGTGTCTCCGCAGGTAACGTGTCTCACTGGGAACAAGGAATAACCAGCCCAAAAGGGACTAACTTACTGAAGCTTGCCGATGTATTAAAAGTCTCTCCGGACTGGCTTGCTGGTGACTCAATGAATGATAGCCAACCAATTAAGTCAGTCAGAAACGCCTGGGAACTTCCCGACGATGTCGACCTGTCCGATGCCGAATTCCGCGACATCATGGTTCCGCGCCTGGACGAAGTATCGAAGGATAATTACCTGGGCGAAGCAAACTACAATAAACTGTTTCCGGTGCGTAAGGAGTTGCTGCAGCTGTACAGTCTTCAGCCACGTCACCTCGGCGCCTTAGTCATGCCTGATACATCGATGGAGCCATCAATATCGAAAGGCGATATGCTGCTGGTCGATACCAGCGTCAAAGAAATTGAACGAGACGCGAAGCATATTTACGCACTTGTTAAAAACAAAACCACGCTCCTGATACTCCGCGTGAAAGGTGACGCACTTGGTAAGTTGCTATGGACTGATTCTCGCGGTGAAAACAGTGCGACCACCACTACCGAAAAAGAATGGGCGGAGTATGAGGTGGCCGGGCGTGTTGTTATGCGGACTGGGGCTTTATAAAAAGTTCACGGAGGAATAATGAGTAAAGCAAAATTGGGTTACCCAAAAGTTGGGCATGGATGGTTAGCATTACTATTGGTTGTAGGTGTGGTGTTATTGGCAATTCCACATATTGAACTTTTTTTGGATAAAGTCACTTTTACAAAAGGACTGCTGTCGTTCCTCGGAGATCTTGGCGCATCCTTCATAATAGGCGTAGTTTTAGTCTATACGCTTGAGCTATTCACCCGAAAGCGCCAGCTAGAAGAAAATCAAAAATTTATTGAGGACGTAAACAAGAATGTGCTTGCTTCTGTTTACAAAAGGATCGTGCCTGAATCAGCCTTTAAAGAGGTTGAAGATACCCTTCTCAATGCTCGTGTAGAACGGACAAACTATGAAATTTCTTTGGTGTTAAAAGATTTCACCACCGAGATGGTTGGTGACTTGGAAGATGTGAATATTGACGAGCACTATCTGGTCCACATGCATTCATCCTACACCATAAAAAACCTTAGCGGGTTTAAGCGAGAGCATCGCGTGTTGTTTGGTGTTGAAGTTCCCGTTGAACAGGCTTTAGAAAAGTTTGTTAAAATTGACAGCTTTAGTATTGAAGGGAAAGAATACATTGAAACCAACGATGCTGACGTCCCCGGAAAAGCAAACCTTGAAAAATCAAAAATAGTTACTCTGGAACCACACTCCTCACTCTCGGTCAAAATGAAAGGGACCACTGTTAAAAGGAAGATTGATTCTGAAGTATGGGCTTCGATTGTCCCTTCTGATGGCATCATAGTCAGAATCGAAGCGCCAAAGAAAATACAGCTAAACTGCCGAGCAAATCATTCAAAAGAAATCGTCTTTTGCGAAGGTCATGATGAGAAGCGAGAAAAAGTTTGGAAACTTGAGCACGGCATACTTCCCTATCAATCAGTTGTTGTATGGTGGAACGGAAGCAAAAAGTGACACTTTACTGTTGCTGGTTTTGTCTTTTAGTGCTAGAAAAGGTATTATTGTGTCAACAATTTTTAGTGACTATGAAGGAGCAAGTCATGAAAAACAATCTGAAACTAGTAGGCGGCGGATCCTACAACTAAAGAATCAATCAGTTAAAGGGAGTCTCATGACTCCCTTTTTATTAGCCTCTCTCAATAAACTACAAGCACAGACTTGTATTGTTAGATGACTGAGGCCCTTTAGTCGGCTTACTAGCATATTCATCCATCTCTTTTATCATTTTCTTTTCTAAAGCTTTTAGGCTTAACTCGTACTGAGAGCCACCGTCAACATTGCTCTCATTGTTCAATTTGACAAAATTGGCGACTTTAGCAAATTCAGAAACTAGTTCATTCTTAGTGTCTAACATTAAATAAACATCACCATCACAATCTAAATATTCATCTATTAACCGGATGATATGCTGACCTCTGTCATAGTACCAAGATAAACTCCTCCTAAGTAGTGGAAATAATTCAGGAATTCCGGTATCACTATCTATAAAGTTAACCTTCTGGAGCTCTACATCCTCCGGGTCAAAATCACCATCAATGTCGTTCGATTCTTCGAATTGCTCTTTAACTTGCTTAAAAAACTGCATGTGCAATTGGCGAGCCCTTGGTAATATTCTCTCAATCTGCTTTTGCCTATCAAGGTTATATCTATGAATTTCCATTTTAAATTGCAGCCCCCTTGCGGCCCGCATCTCCTTCCTAGTTTCCGCCAACTCTTCTCGCTGCACGATAATCGAACGAAAAAATAGAACCGCTGAGCATAATGCTACAACAGGGGTGACTATTCCTGAAAAGTAAGCAGCGAAAGCCTCCCAATCCGCCGGCCCTCCTAAATCGTAATTTCGAAAAGCGAAAGCATAGATTCCAGGTGCGGTTACCATTGCAAGAAATCCGATTGCGACGAACCAAAAGATCTTCTCATCCGGATGCTTCTGCTTATCATCACAGCTTTTTTCCTTACCCATAACTTTCCCTTCTCCATCAACTGGTTGCTGATAAATATCATAAAGATTTGTGATGTTTCGATAATTACATGACCCAGCGTGCTTGTCACGGGATCCGGAACACGGTAGATTTGAACAATAAAAATAATAAAAAAGCCAGGGAGGCTTCATTTGAGCAACTCAATGTTACGTGTAAGCTTAAGCTACATGTCCCTTAGAAAGTTCGGTTTTTACAGCGGTAGAAAGACCGTCCCGAACATTAGCAATCATGAGCAAATATTAGACTCCATGATGAATTGGTTCACCAATGTAGATAAGTTGGTAAACACCTGCCCTATCGGGAGAAACACTGCCTCAGGTAATTACGGAGTGTTTCTCAATGATATGATTAAGACTCAGCATGACGACTTCATTGTAGTTCTATGGAATGAGTTAGAAAATCATGGCGGCAATGTGATGGGAATGTCGGAATCGGCAACTCCCGGAGATGTCAATGTAACAGAATCTAGTTTTGGGAAGAAAAATATAATACCGGGTTATCCTAGTTACTTTTGGTTTATTCCCGAGTACGAGTGTGTAATTCAAGTTGTCATCAAAGGGCTAGCCCCTGGTCGGAGTAAGTTGAAAGACTTCATGGAAGGTTATTTAGGTAATAAAAGTAAATACTGTGTCCTTGACTCGGACGATCGTATAATAGGTTTTTCACAAAATGGAAAAGACGAGCCTAATGCAGCTCACCGGTTTCCCCAGTTCGTTCCTGTGCGAATCGCAAAAATTGACGTTTTAGATGACATACTCGCCAATCGCCCTAAAATCACACGAGTCATAAAAAAGGAAAAGCTATCTTTTAAAGTTGCTCGACAGAAAGACATTATTGAAAAATTCTTTTCTGGACTTGGAACAGATGGTCGCCAAAGCTCTATAGAAGATCGAGTTGTTACACACTCTCTGGAATATGCCCCCTCAACCCGAGAAATAAAAGCAATGTATCAAAGGTTTTTAAACAAAAAGCAAGGTGATAATTTGCTTAACGTTGGTTTCAGGCTCTCTAGCGGGAAAACTCTATATTTTGCTAAAGAATACCAAGATGTGGAGACCGAAATAAACTTATCAAAAACGAAAAATCAAATAATAAGCGCGGCTGAACTAGAAGCTGTGCTCATTAAGAGAAGAACCGATCTTCTCAAAGTTCTTAAGTGAACTTTCCTAAGGGAGAATAGCGATGCTTAAGTATATTTTCATTCTTATCATTTCAGCTGTACTAACATTTTTTTGTTCTGACTTTGTCGCTGAGAAACAATTCAGCTTCTATAAAGACATTTTGAGCGCGCTACTTAATATTTCAGCTATTATATTTGCTATTATTGGAGCTTGGATTGCAATCATATACCCAAAGTCAATGTCTACATCTTTAAGCAATCAAGACTACAATAAAAGCCGCTTTGATAAAGCGAGTGAAGATACCGACTATCTTAGTGATCTAGTAGAAATAGTCTTAGTGTCTTCTATTGTGCTTCTATGTGTTTTAAGTGCAAAGTTTTTAAGTTTGATTATTGATACTTCTTTACCAATTGCCTACATAGAATATGTTCGCTACTCAGGTTTTCTCGTTTTGTCATTCCTTACATTTAGCCAAATATCAGTGATATTTAAGGTGATATGGGTGCATTACCGTTTTCTGGCCAAACTGCGGAAAAAGCAAGCTAAAGAAGAAGCAGACTCATTGGCTCGTCCGCATAGAGATCACACTCAAGATTAAATACAAAATAATGCTCGAGAGAATGTTCAAATTTAGTGTTATATAAATTCATAAATATATTAGTTCTAGATGCTGCTCTCATAGTTTCTTTCCACTCTGATTCCAAATTACCTAAGAACCGTAGGTCGACCGAAATCCCCCGACCTACGGAACCAACACCCTCAGAAACTGCGCAACAATAGTTCCTCCATTCACTACTGGAGGAACTATGCCGACAAATGAACTGATTCGACCAGCGTTTACCCCTCAAATTAGCCACCTAATCGCGGGTCAGTTGCCGATTTTTTGGTTCATCATAGTGTCTCCGCTAACCAACAAGGAGGCAGCTATGCGCAAACCTACAAGCAATGTTGAAGCTTTAGCGTTCATCGTTATCGCAATATGCGTTCTCGCTTCACTAGCATAAAAACCAATTCGTGCAACTTAATTGGCAGCGCTCCCCAGTACCAAAAAGTGTGTATGCCAAAAGAGTAGCGCGATTTGAGAAACGTGTTTTCATGCTCTCACCAATCGCACACGGAAGGAGGTTGTTGAGAGATAACTAGACAGCTTTTAGGCGCATTTAACAAACAAAGTCGTTAACGACATTAATTAATTGCATTTAACACGCAAAGCGCTGTTAAAGCGTCATTTTTAAGTGCATTTAACAGAGATTGTTAAAGTTAAAAGTAATTTTCCGTTTCTCCAAAACGCCCATTTTTATGTGAAATCATTAGTGGTGCGCATTTAATAAAACTTGAGCACAACCTGGTTTGGCCACCCGGTTGCTTTATCCGGATAAACGCTCCCTAAATTAGGGAATAAGAGAATGACAGATGTTCAAAAAGAAATTTACTATGTAGTTTTCACTGACAAGGAAACAGGCCTCGTTGGCGCTAAGAACTACATTGATTATGAGACCGCGGTTGAAAGAGCGGTTCTGACAAGGCGGCGTGAGCGTTATTACGACGTTTATGTTACTAGAGTCATAGACGTGGAGATGCACCACTCGGCTTTTTAGTTTTACTCTCTAGCTAGAATAAAATTTAATCAAGGGCAGCAACGATTTACTGCCCTTTCCTTCCTCAATCTAAATCACAAGCTTTTCTTACCTGGCCTACTATCTCTGATAAACCAGAAACGTCGAAAGAGGCAACAACGGGACTCTCACCGTATGGCGTAACCCTAGCGATAAACCTGTCAGCAGCCGCTAAAAAAGACATTTCTAAAATAGAGTTTCTCGCAAAAGTTGCCGTATTGTCAGTCGAAACTTTCCATTCATCTTCGTCAGCATTGTAAGAGTCATACCTGGTAGTCAATCTTGCGGAATCAGTTCCAATAAACATTCCCCATGCGATGTAGACATCAATACTGCCTTCTTGGCAGCGAATATGAAGACTTGGTCTTATAGACTCATAGCCAGTGCGAACTGGTTCATCTGCGTAAGTAGTAAGGAAAACTGACTGACTATCGTCAATAGGAGAAGTTTTTTCAACAACTTCCCAATTTTCAACTTCCCCTTTCGCTTCACCCTTCTCATTAAGGAGCCCACTTTCTTCAGCCAATCTGTCAAAGCAAGCAAGCCTTGATGACATCTCAGATTTTTTTGCGCACTTAACAAAATCCGTTTTAAAAGCACTATCTTGAGCATTTGCCGAGAACACAAAGCAAATTAGTAAGCCTAATCCATAAATCCCTTTCACTTATATCCTCCATTTAATTAAAGTTACTGATCACACGGTACCTGATGTTTTGGTTAGTCGCTTCGATTATCTCGAGCTCCGCGCCTTTGTAGCCAATGGTTTTTGAGTCCGATAAGTCATACTCAACCTCGTTACTAAATGCTGCACGCGCCCTATTCGACTGAAACTCTCGATAGCCAATATTAATTTTATTACCAACTTTTCCATTATATATAAGTGTCTGCTGGAACGAATCCTCTGCTACTACAGGCAACATTGTTTTTTCATAAACAACATCATCATCGCACGTGTAAGCGTTTGTCCAAGTGATGACACAAAACTCCGAATCCGACTTATCGATCATTACTCCAGTATATGCGTCGGCTAAAGCTGATTTTTCAATTCGAGCAGCGCCAGCTTGGTTGCTTAACCTATAGTAAATACTGCTGTCATCTTCGCCCTGCTTCAAAAAGTGACCTGGATATACTGTGTAAGCTGCTAGGCCTATTTGCTCTTGGTTTTTAACTTCAATGGCCTCCGATTCGATATACTTGCCCTGGGAAAGCAATTCATCACCTACTCTGGCAGTAGCAATACTGTCCACTTCAGGAAAGCTCAGGTTAGTCGTTTTCGGCATGTAGTTGTAGTTTGGTGAGGCGCAGCCCGCTAACGCTAGAATTGCGCTAATAATTAAAAATTTTCCATAGTTTTTCATATTAATATCCCTACTTTATTTCATAGATAATTAAAATGCTTTGTAACCTTCTTCAAACCTAAATTTGGAGATCATTCCTGACTCAAGTACGGAGCAATAGTAGCTGTAATTGCTCCAGGCTCCATAACCATTCTGCAGTTTTGCCTGTCCTTCAATAATTATTTTATTACTATCGAACTCGCCATACGTATAGCCCTTATCTCGGACTTCGGTCGAAATAATTTCGGCCTGGTATTTAGCTTTTCCGTGAACTCGATCGTGGCACGACTCAATTTCTGACTTATAAAAAAAGTCACAGCCCGTTAGCAGTATCGCCAATAAAGTAATCCCCAATAATCGCATTCTTACGCTCCCTCGTACCTTACAAAATCTTAACACTCCAATGATGCCCCACACAGAACAAGATTGGAAGTCGCTAAGGCGTCAGAAGAGATACAGGCGATTAAGGGTGTTTAGCAATATCGTGCAGAGACGACTATGGAAGATAATTTAATAATACTTTTCTATTTTTTTACTTGACTAAAATATAGTTTTCTATTTTAATGACTAAAAGCGACACAGAAAGACGCATTGAGAACACAAAAGCGAATCTTTCTATGGTCCTGAAATAAGAAAGCCCCGCAGGCGGCAACCTAACGGGGCGACCCAGAAAACTGGGTTAAGCAACATTGTATTTCGGCTGAACCGGGCGGCAACCCGGAAAAGCCTAGGGAGGCAAATGTCACCAACGAGACGTTGGAGATTGCCAACCAAACAACATCATCACGTCGGTTAAAGCCGACATAACAACGATTGGAGTATAGCAACATGGCTAATACCGCTCAACAATTACCTGACGTCCGTCAGAGTACATTGAACGACCTGATTGAACAGGCAAGCAACCATCACGCTGCCCTGCTTCGCACCCGCCAGTTCTGTGGCCAAATTCTCATCGATGAATACGCATTCCGCATCAAGATTGAAGAAGACGATGCGGTTCTGCTTGTTCGCAGTGTCGAGTTTGGCGACCCACTTGCCATCGAGCGTATGAAATCAATCATCCGGACCATGCAGCAACTGATGCCGGCAACTGCGGCATTTACTGTTGGAGGTGCAGCATGAGCGAACAAATAGCACAATTTCAGAATCAAGCGCCAGCAGAGCACCGCAACACCACTGACATGGTTCTAGACTATCAGGCAATGAGCCAGATGAGTAACCTTGCAGATATGATGGCCAACGGGGAACCCCGCTGACTGTATGGCCGTTATTATGCAGGCCGCACAGTGGCGCATGAATCCCTTCGCAGTTGCACAAAAAACCCACGTTGTCAGCGGTACATTAGGGTATGAAGCACAACTGGTAAACGCCGTTGTCTGTTCATCAACCAAAGTGAAAGACTCATTCCACTATGAGTGGTTTGGTGACTGGACAAAGGTGATTGGCAACTTCGTCACTAAGACCTCTCAAAAAGGCAATCAGTATCAGGCACCCAACTGGACCGCTGCTGATGAAAAAGGCCTAGGCGTTCGTGTGTGGGCAACGCTAAAAGGCGAGAACGAACCGCGGGTGCTCGAACTGCTGTTGTCCCAGGCACAAGTTCGTAACTCTACCCTATGGGCTTCTGACCCCAAGCAACAACTGGGCTACCTGGCTGTTAAGCGCTGGGCTCGTCTTTATGCGCCAGACGTCATTCTGGGTGTTTACAGCTCGGATGAATTGCAGGAGCAACCTGCCAGTGAGCGTGAAATCAACCCGCGTGAAGAATCAGCCAGCGGTCGTCCGGAGCGTGAGCTGTATCCGGATGCTGACTTTGAACAGAACTTCCCGAAATGGAAGAAAGCCATCGAGTCAGGCAAACGCACGGCTCAGCAAATCATCGATATGGTGAGCTCTAAAGCTGACCTGACCGCTGAGCAGCAAGAGCATATCAAAGCCGTTGAAAGCCAACCGGCTGCGGACGAGCAAGCACCAGCGCAGGGAGACGAATAATCATGAAAATCTTAAATTTAGTTCAGGGCTCACCCGAGTGGCACGCGGCTCGCGCTACTCGAATGACTGCATCAGAAGCACCGGCAATGATGTCTGCGACGAAGAAAATGTCGCGTAACGAGTTACTGAAGGCCAAGTCGCTTGGTACCGAGAAAGAAGTCAGCGAATACGTGCAGAAGTTCCTCTTCGATAAAGGTCACGAAATGGAAGCATCAGCTCGTCCATTGGTGGAAGAAATTGTTGGTGAAGAGCTATTCCCCACTACCGGCGAAACTGAAGACGGTGAGTACCTGGCATCGTTCGATGGCATGACCATGCTGGGTGATATCCTGTTCGAGCACAAGATGTGGAACGAAGCTCTGGCCGAGGCGGTACGCAAAGGGAAGTTGCCGGCTGAATATTACTGGCAGCTCGAGCACCAGCTGATGGTCGCTGATGAAGCCGAGAAAGTCATTTTCGTGGTATCGGATGGCACCAAAGACAACTTCGAATACATGTGGTACACGCCGGTTCGTGGCCGTCGCAATAAACTCATTAAAGGCTGGGAGCAATTCAAAGCAGACCTGGCAGAGTTTGAGCCGGCGCCAGCAAAAGAAGAAGTCGTTGCTGAAAAGCCGAGTGAATTACCAACATTAATGATCAGCGTTGATGGCGAAGTTAAGAGCAGTAACCTGGCTACATACAAGGACACCGCTCTGGCGTTTGTTAAAAGCATCAACACGGATCTGCAAACTGACCAGGACTTTGCCAACGCCGAAGAGCTGGTTAAGTTCTGCAGGAAAGCCGAGGGTGAACTCGATACAGCCAAGAAGCATGCCCTGGCACAAACACAGAGTATCGATACGTTATTCAATGCCATCGATGAGCTTAAAGAGCAGCTTCGTGGCAAACGCCTGCAACTGGATAAGCTGGTTAAGTCACGTAAAGACGAAATCCGCGGTGACATCAAAAAGGTCGCTCTGGAAAAACTGCAGAAGCACGTTGATGGCTTGAATGAAGGCCTGGGCGATTTTCAGGTTCCAATGCCTGATGTTGATTTTGCATCTGTCATGAAAGGTAAGAAGACGGTCGACGGTTTGCAGGGTGCAGTTGATGATCACCTTGCACAGGTCAAAATCGAGCTTAACGACTTGCATGTTCAGGTAATGATGAATTGGCAAGCTTACCTGAAAGAGGTCGATAGCGACCTTAAATTCCTATTCCCGGACATCAAAGACCTGGCATTGAAAGATAACGACAGTTTCAGTGCCATCGTTAAGCAGCGCCTGACCGAGCATGAATTAGCCGAGCAGAAGCGTAAGCAGGCAGAGACTAAGCCTGAACCGGCACCGGAGTCGGAGGCAAAGCCGGACACGTTAGTTGAAGCTGAAGCATCGCCAGCTAACGAGAGTAATCCTATTGCTGATGATTACACGCCAACGGATAACGAGATCATTCAGGCTGTGGCCTATCAGTTCAACGTGTCCCAGGGCAAAGCAACGCTATGGATTTCCGGCATGAAGATGCACCAGGAAAGCGCCACCGTGGTATCAAGCCTGGCTAACTTCCTAATCGACAAGATTGCTGATGCCACGAATAAGCGTGACCTTGAAGACGTGGGCAAGGAAGTTTGCACAGCCAAAGACCGGGGTTACCTGAGCGAAGCCGATTATGAGGCGTTACAAACCTCTTACCGCGCTCAGAAGTCAGCAACCCGCAGTGCGGCGTGAGGTGATGATGATGAGTAATACTAATCAGAACCTTTCATTAACAGGCTCTGGCACTTTGTTCCTCAATTATGAGGACTGGAAAACTGCCGTCGTTAATGATTTTAAAGCAGTCCACCAAGAGCAGACGTGTAGCTTATGCGATGGCAGCGGAGAAAACGATTGTTTCCACTGTGGCAACTGCATGGAATGTGAGGACTGCAATGGCGAAGGCTCAATATGGATAAATGATGAAGGTGATGAAGTGGCAGTCCCTTCAATTGGTCGGCTCGCATACAAAAAGCACGTCATTAAAAGCCTGCTTAAATTGTCCCGCTATACAGGGAAAAGCTACTGGAAAACCTGTAAAGGATTTTTGGTTAACTTTGAGCGGGGTGTCCTATGAGCAACCAGCGACAAGTTCAATCGACTACAACAAGCAAATTAAAAAACTTTTGGCGTACCAGCGAACGTGCTTATAGGGATGCTTGCTACCTTTGCGGAGTAAAAGGCTTTGGCATCGATGTTGCTGCTGACCGAGAAAACAAGCTCTGTACTTATTACATTAATGAGGAAGCGAACGCCCTGACCTTTCCGAGCTGGTTCAACGATGAATGGATCAGTGTCGACTCAGCCTGGTGCAATCCTCCGTTCGATAAGAAAGAAGGATTCCTCGAAAAAGCTTACGAACAGATAAAAAGTCAGAGCGGAAAACTTATTTGCGTGATGATCCCATACGAGCCGGCCACTCAATGGTGGCGCAAGTACGTCCAGGACAAAGCAAGCATCGTTTACGTGCCCGATGGACGCTATAACTTCATTCACCCGGAGACTGGCAAACTGATAAGCGGCGTTAACTTCGCCTCCTGCTTTGTCATATTCACCCGGCTAACTATGCCAACTGTTTACCACCACTTTGAACGTGGCTGCGGTGAGCTTAAGGAGGCCTCATGAAGTACCTTTTTATTGGCTCTCAATCTGAGCAGCGCTTCGAGCTACTCCTTAGCCTGACCCGCATTAATAGTGATGATGTGGTTTCCGCTTTATACGACCATCTGGTTAAAGGAGCGAGCGAGAACAGTGCCGCCATTATTAACGGTATATCAATGTCGAACTTCAACCGCGCATTTAAGAAGCTGAATGAAGTAGCAGCGGCTGTTGAGCGCGTTAAAGAAATCGACCTTCGCAAACTGAATCAGTTAAGCGATAACAAATAAAACAATACTTTGGTGATTTATGAGTGATTTAGTAGACAACGCAAATGCAACTGCAGAGTACCTAGCTGGACTGGCAGTTAAAAATGCGCGAACAGAAAAACAAGGCCCCAAGCCAACAGGCCACTGTCTTAACTGTGGCGAAACTTTAGATGAAGAACGCCGTTGGTGTGATAGAGAATGCGCCACTGACTGGGAAAAGCTTAATTCAAGAGGATTAGCATAATGGCATCACGCGGAGTAAATAAGGTCATCTTGATTGGTAACCTCGGGGCCGATCCTGACGTTCGATACACCCAGAACAGTACGCCTATTGCCAACCTTTCGATTGCCACCAGTGAAAGCTGGAAGGACAAATCAACGGGCGAGCCGCGCGAGCAGACTGAATGGCACCGCTGTGTGGCTTACCGCCGCCTTGCTGAGATTGCCGGCGAGTATCTCAAGAAAGGCTCGAAAGTTTATGTTGAAGGACGTTTGCAAACTCGCAAATGGACTGGCCAGGACAATGTAGAGCGTTACACCACCGAGGTAGTCATTAATGAAATGCAGATGCTGGACAGTCGCGGCGGTGACACGGGCGGCTATCAAAGCGCAAGTCCGGCTCCGGCGCCGCAGCCACAACGTAGCGGCTTAGGCAGCAGCATGCCGTCAGGCCAGCAAAGCCCTAGACGAAAAGAGCCTGAACCCTTTAGCCCCGCTGACGACTTTGACGACGACATTCCGTTTTAACGAGGTAAATATGATGCAACAAACAGTACAAGACAACCGCCACATTGAAGTCATGACAGTAAAAGAGGTCTGCGATTTACTTCGTATTTCACGCTCTACGTTTTGCCGGGTAACGCAGAACCATGATCGTTTCCCGGAGCCAATACCTGGCACGGGAAAACGGTTTCTTTACCCGGCTAAAGAAGTCAGGAAGTTTGCTGGGCTGCAGTAATGCGCCCAGCTGCATGCTCAGCTGCAGCGCTAACTAACTGATACCAGGTCTCGTAAGCTTCGTTCTGCTTATCTATCCAGTCATGGCGGTTGTATACTGCTAAAACACCGCCAAGACTGTGCCCTAATATCTTCTCAACAATGTGAGGCTGGATCCCTTGCTCTGACAGCCGTGTTGCCAACGACCGCCGGAAGTCATGAACACGCCAGTCATCCATATTCAGTTTGGCTCTCAACCGACGAACAGCTCTTTGAATTGCATGAGTCGTTATTGGCTTTTGAAAGTCATTATCCATTGAGCCGAATACATACGTCGGACTGGGTGTCGCTCTCATTGCATTAACTAACTGGATCATTTCATCTGTGAGTGCCCGGCGAATTGCGACTCCCGATTTGCTTCTCTCTTTTGGCAGAGTCCAAATTCGGTTTTCAAAGTCGAACTCATTCCACTTGGCTTCACGCACTTCTGAATTTCGTGCACCGGTTAGAAGTAACAGCTTAATGCTATTCCTTACCGCCAGAGATAGCTTAGTGTTTTCAATGGCCATCCAAATACGACCGATTTCATGCAGTTCAAGCGTTCTGTCTCGCCTGCTGCTACCTGTGCCTACCGTACTCACTTCAAGGTTCATTACTGTCGGTTGATTAATAAGCTCGCGGCGCATACACCAGCCCAGGGCGCGTTTTGTAACTTTGAGAACCACTCCGGCATTATAAGGAGATGTCTTTTCAGCAATACCATCAAATAGGCTTAGCCATTCATCCATCCTTATACGCTCGACAGGAATGGAATAGCGCCCTTTAAGATGCTTCTCAGCGATACTGGCATAGTTCACCCGCGTGCTATCTTTCAGTTTCCGTGCTACGTGTTTATTCAGCCACTCATCAATACATTTATCGAGCGTCCACTCGCCACCTGAGTAACGTGAGCGGGCAGCTACCTTCGGATCACCACCTTCTTGCAGCACCACAGACAATCGTGTAGCCTCATCTCTAGCTGATTTGAGCGCCAGTAAAGGGTATGAGCCAAGCGTAATGCGTGTGTTGCGGCCACCAATACGATAGCGAAACTGAAATGAAATAGTGCCCTTATCCGTTACCCTGGCATAAAGGCGGTTGCCGACTGAAATCTCGTGGGTTTTCTCCGGAGGATTCTTGGTCCAGCTCTTGAGTTGTCTGTCTGTAAGCATAAATATCCAAAATAGCACGCAGGCATCAATTTATAGCACGCTAGTAGCATATAGAATTTTGCAATAGAAGAAAACAAGAGAATAAATCGAACAACTGGCGACACAGATAAACACAACCAAAGCCGCGCGGTATAAGACATGCAGCCATATTCAGACAACAATAACGAACAAGAGAATCAGCCGACCTTTTACTGGCACGATTATGAGACTTGGGGGGCTAACCCGCTGGTTGACCGTCCGGCGCAATTTGCAGGGCTTCGCACCGACACTGATTTTAATGTGGTTGGCCGCCCATTAACGCTTTATGTTCAGCCCACGCCTGACTTTCTGCCGAACCCTGAGGCAACCTTAGTTACCGGAATAACGCCGCAGCTCGCATTAAAGCAAGGTGTTAGTGAGGCAGCGTTCAGCAAAGCCATTGCCGAAGAGTTTCAAAAGCCCAACACCACCATTATTGGTTACAACAATATTCGTTTTGACGACGAAGTAACCCGCTCCCTGTTCTATCGCAACTTCTATGACCCTTATGAATACAGCTGGCAAAATGGCAACTCACGATGGGACTTAATTGACGTAACCCGAGCCTGCTTCGCATTGCGTCCTGAAGGTATTAACTGGCCGGATAATGATGATGGTCAGCCCAGCCTGAAACTCGAACACTTAAGTGTGGCGAATAACATTGAACACGGCCAGGCGCACGATGCAATGTCCGATGTTTACGCCACCATTGGTCTGGCTAAACTCATTAAAGAAAAGCAGCCAAAGTTATGGCAGTGGGCGTATAGTATTCGCCGTAAGCAAAAGCTTCTTAACCTTTTTAACTGGCAAGCACCTGAGCCTCTAGCACACGTCAGCGGCTTTTACGGCAACGTAAACCGGTATTTGTCCGCCATATTGCCACTAGGCTTTCACCCTAAGCAAAACAGTAACGTCATAGCCTGGGACTTACGCATTGATCCTAAACTCTTTGCTGATAAGTCGGTCGATGAACTCGTTGAACTGACTTACACCAGCCGCAAAGAGCTGGAAGCTCAAGGGCAGCAAAAAAGTGGTCTACAAAACATTCATCTAGGCCGCAGTCCATTTCTTGCGCCTATTAAAACAATCTCTGAGGATGCTTCTGCACGAGCTGACCTCAATATGGAAACCGTAGCTGCCAATGCGCAGTGGCTGCAGGAAAACAGTGCGTTCAGAGACAAGTTAATGCAAGTGTTCGAGCAAACCAAAGAGTTTGCCCCAAGGACCGATGTTGACCACCAAATTTACGACGGATTTTTCTCGCCGCAAGACAAAAAGCACATGGAAATTATTCGAGCGTCCGAGCCGCAACAATTAGCTGGGTTAGATTTAGCCTTTGAAGACCCGCGTATGGAAAAGCTGCTGCTGAGATACCGTGCTCGTAACTATCCGTCGACATTAACGGACAAAGAGCTGAACCAGTGGCGTCAATTTTGTCAGCAACGCCTTATTGATCCTCCGGAAGGTATGCTCTCTGCGGACGCTTTTGCGCTGCGCCTGGAAGAGCTGGCTAACCAGCATCAGGAAGACGCCCACAAATTGCGTCTTTTAAAGTCACTGTATGACTACGTCGCTTCGCTCTAATACAGAAGAGTCTTTCGACTATATTATTGTCGGTGCCGGCTCTGCTGGCTGTACACTGGCCAATAGGCTCACTGAAAGCGGTAAACACAGCGTTTTGTTATTAGAGGCCGGAGCATCGCATGGTGGGCTATTTTCTGACATGCCATCGGGTTTTGCCCGCTTTATGCACAGTCGCAAATTTAACTGGCTGTATCGCGCTGAAAACGAGCCGCATTTAACCACGTCTAAAGGCAGCTATACGCCGCGCGGAAAAATGCTGGGTGGCAGCAGTGGTATCAATGCCATGATCTACACTCGCGGCCTTGCATCCGACTATGATCACTGGGCCGCCTTAGGCAACAGCGGCTGGAGTTATAACGACTTACTGCCCTACTTCATCAAAAGTGAAAATAACAGTCGTGGCGCTAACGCTTATCATGGAGCTGAAGGTCCGTTACATGTTTCAGATGTCGCGCCTTATTACTCGGTTTCCACGCAATTTTTAAATGCCTGTGGGGAATACGGCTTACCCGAAAGCCCTGACTTTAGCGGGGAGCAGTTAGAAGGCTACGGCCCTTATCAGTTCACTATGAAAAACGGCAAGCGATGCAGCACCTACCACGCTTACCTTAAGCCGGCGTTACATCGTTCCAAGCTCAAAGTATTAACCGGATGTCTGACTGAACGCATTGTATTCTACAACAAAACGGCTACCGGCATTCGTTATCAACACTCGGGCCGTTCCTGCATTGCCAAAGCAAATAAAGAAGTCATTTTAAGCGCTGGCGCCTTTAATTCGCCGCAGATTCTACTGCGCTCGGGTATTGGCCCGGCGGGTGAATTGAAGCATGCAGGCATTAACGTCGTTCATGACTTACCCGGTGTGGGCAAGAACTTGCAAGAGCATGTTGATATTAGCCTGCACTACAAAAACAAAGCCAAAGATGGACTGACCCTGACCCCCTGGAATTTACTGAAGCTCTCAGTGCCTTTCATAAAGTACCTGTTTACTCGAAAAGGTCAGCTCGCTCACTCAATTGCAGAAGTCGGTGCTTTTTATTGTTCGTCAAATGCGGTTAAAGAGCCCGATATACAAGTGCACCTACTACCGGTCATGTTCAACGATAGCGGTTATGACTGGTTACCCACGCTAACCAATGGGTTCACTTGTCACGTCTGTCTGCTACGTCCAACGGCTCGCGGTATGGTTCAGTTAAACCCAGATAATCCAATGGACAAGCCTCAAATCACTTATGGCTTTTTAAGAAGCAAAGAAGACCAACAGGCGCTGTTAAACGGTATAAAAAAAGCCTTTGAAATAATGGCGCAACCGGCGCTCAAAAAACATAATGGTGGGCGCTTGTTTCCAACTGAAAATGCGACAAACGACTCGCTACTACTCGAGGAAATAAAGTCGAAAACGGGGCTTATTTACCATCCGGTAGGCACCTGCAAAATGGGACCCGACAGCGACTCACAAGCGGTTG